CGTATAATCAACAATGCACGCCAACGGGGCCTGAAGACCGTGACGCTCGAGGCGGTGCCCGAGGCCCGTGGATTCTATAATAAGTTGGGGTTCAGACCCATAGGTATAGGGAGAAATTTGCGGTTCAATATACAAAGATCACCTTCTCGCCCTTTTCCAAAACGGCCTGCATCTTCGCCACGAGCTTCCCCACGGCCGTCTCCGAACCACAAAACGCCCCGCCGCCAAACTCCTCTACAAAATTAGACACGTCCTCCTTGTTCAAGACCATGGTCTTGTTGCGCCACGAGACCATCTGGCTCGGCATGACGCCCATATCCAGGGCCGCGTCGTAAGCCTTGTTAAAGTCGGCCCGTGTAGGGAACGCCTTGTCGTGATAAAGCCGGTTGATCCAGCTCAGGACGTCGGGGTCACTGAATTCGCCAAGCTTGTTGTGCCACGTGGGCTTGGCGAATTCAAGGAACTTGCGCTTAGGCGCGTACTTGATGGGAACGGAAGTGAAGGTTGCGCTGGCCATGTTTGTGTTTGGTGAGGGGTCTTCACGTCGGTGTGGCCTGGTGGTCACAAGACGCGATTTCTTCAAGTAGCGCGATCTTCCGCCGCGTCAGCTCTTCTACAGTTCCGATGTCCATCATCGCCAGTGTCTTCTTGGTGGCAATAACCGTCTCCAGAAGCTGAATATGTTGGTGAGAGAATGACTGGTAGACTCCTTTCTGTATTTCAGTCTCGTCAACTCCACGAAGACGGCACTTGGCCTCAAATTCGGAGATTTGAGCCTTGTGAGATTCGAGCCGCTTCATGGCTTCAGTGATGTTGTTCTCGTGCATCTCACGCAGCTTTCCATAGTCCCATTTGTTTTGAGGCGTTCCCCCTGTATTCTTCACGTGCTTCAAGTCTTCATTGACTTTTACTAGGCGTTCAGCAGGTGTGGTCATTTTGTTACGTATACAGTCATTCTTTATTTTAAGCACCGCCATCCCGTCAATCAATCCTCTATTTCGCAGGGTCTTGATGAGCCCTTGCTTTGTCAACCTACACTGTTTCATGATTTCATCCATGGACATCCCGTCACGATAGAACCCCGCTGCAATGCGACGCGATCGTGACGAAATGGCTCCGTTTGTGCGGCCATGCGAAATTGCAATTTCGTCGATTTTAGCAGAGGTGGCTAATTCACTCAAGAGAAGGTCATCCTCTGCATTTGTCCACTTCTTTCCGATATTTGTCATTTTGACCGAGCCTCATGGATACACAAGACCCCTGTACACAGAACCTCCTTTTCACTTCTTCCACGGCGCGCAGCTGGCCCTCATGGTGAAACCCTTGATGGGCCCCAAGAGACACGCGAGCTTCGAGAACTTTCTAGGAAGGCTGAAAACCTTTTTGTTCGAGGCCCTGACGCACTTTTTGTTTTTGGGGCCCGCCTTCAGGCAGCTCTTCATATAAAAGTATCAAACGTTTTTAAAGTAATATGGAGGGTTGGATCGCACTTACGCGCACTGCGACGCTCGGCAAACAGCCGCGCAAGGTGACCCTATCGGGCCGCAACTACGTGGTGTGGCGCAGTAGCAACAACGAGGTCAAGATCACGTCGGACGCGTGTCGGCACAGGGGCGCGTCGCTCGCAGGTGGACGGGTGCTTCATGATGGCGCCCTCGAGTGTCCGTATCACGGGTGGCAATATACAGAGAAGAAGCTGTGCCGCCCGTGGGGCAGCGACTGCGCCGAGCTACTTCAGATTGACTTTGACAAGAAAGATCAGGATGGGCTCCTGTGGGTCCGTCCAAAGGGCCTGGACGGACCGGACCCGCCCGAGGTGCCGCACGTCACCGACCCCGAGTTCGACACCATGTGGTTCGAGACTACCATCAAACAGTCTGCACAGATGATCATCGAGAACGGAATCGACCCGTGCCACGCCTCGTGGGTCCACGCGAACCCGCTTGGTTTTGGGACGGCTGGTGAAAAGCCGACAAACGTCGTACACCGGGGCCACACGATCGAGTTCGACTACGTGCCGAACCGCGAAGCCCTGTCGACTAAACTGTTCGGGCTGAGCACGACCCACAACTTTCATGCGTTTGTCCTCCCGTACACGACCTGGAGTGACGTCCGGGTGGTTTCCTTCGGAAGCCACCCCCGGGTGCTCATGACGTACGTGACCCTGTGCCCCCTCGACGAATTCACGACCAAGATGTTCGTGGGGTTCAGCCAAAACTTTGGTGTCCCTTCGTCTCTCTTCGTCCTCATGGGCAAGGCGATCGTCGAGCAGGACCGTGCTATTCTTGAAAATTTAGATTCGAGCTTTCGGTTCAAGGGTATGAACGGGGAGCACGACGAGCTGGTCATCGCGTATCGTGACGCCTTACATAATAGTATTTTCAAGTAGAGAATGATCCCGGTCGACGTGGTCAACAAGGCCCTCTTGGGCTGGGCTGCACTGTGCTCGCTCTTCCTGAGCGTTGCAGTCAGCACTTCTGCAGGTAATTCTACTACAAAATTCTTCACGTTCGGGCCCAGAGAGGATCTCGTCATCCTTGACGTGAAGATCAACACGGGGTGGCGCTACACGGTCGTCCTTCTGTATACGGTCGTGAGCACGGTCGCCCGGACGGTCCTTCAGGAGATTGTGTCTCCGTGGCTCATCCAGACGGTCCAGAACGACAAACCCAAGGATGCCTACGCACGGCGCTACGCCCAAGAGGTGGCGTTCGGTGAGGTCCTTTATCGCTGGTTCGACTGGTTCATGTACATGCACATCTTACTTGCTCAAGTCGATATGATGATAGTAGAGCTCATAGGGAACATCATGGCGGTCGCCTACACAACACGGATGTACATGGTGAGGCCCAAAGAGCCTGAGGCCCTAGAGCTCATCTCTGCCGTGCCAGGTTTCTGATATAGTTTTTTACCTGATTTTCAGACATGTTACTAATGGCATTTCTCTCGGCCCGTGACAGTGATATACCTATATTGGCGAGCGTCTTGTGAATTCTAATCTTCCCATTTGCGTTACGGCTCCACGTGATGCGCGTGTTGTTGACGGCGCCTGGTGAGCGTCGAGCCCCGCCCATGATTCTGAGATTCGCTTGACGTGCCAGAGTCGCCGGTGAGCGTGGGCTCGGTCCCTGGCTTGGCTTTTTCGTTAAATATTTCTTGGCCGCCTTTCCAATTGCACTAGCCGCTGCTTCACGTCTGTACTTTGTTAGGTTATTCACTGGAAGCGGAGCCGCGCGCTTCTTGGGTTTCAACATCGTGAGATTCATCGGCGTCATCTGAGACACGAAGCGGAGTTGCTCATTCGTCATGGTCGCCATGGGCGTTGCCTTCCACGCGAGTTCTTTAAGAGTTGGGAGGTGGGGCTCCGAGCGCTTGGCCGGTGAAGGTTTGCGCCGGGCCGTGTATACGACGGGCTTTAAAGTTCCTTCTTTAGTGAACATGGTGCGCCACGTGTTGGCGCCTGGGACGCGACCCAGAACCATCGGTTGTCCACGAGCGTTTATCAACTGTCTATTTTTGCCAGCACGATAGAACGATTCAATTTCATTGACTGGAAGATTAGGCGGAACCCATCTGGTTCCTTTAACAACCCAGTTGGCTCCTACTTTCGGGACGTAACCATACATCCAATAACGAATCCTTTTTTTAGTCACGATGTCGTCTTTTATTGTCGTGAGTTTCTTGATGTTGTAGTTGCCCGGATTGGCCTTGCGCGCGCGATTAGCAAGTTGAATACGCTCGATATTAGGTTCTGAAAGTCCGTTACCGTGATTATTCTCCCAATGGAACATCCAATTGTAGTTATTTCTACGACCACGGGGTCGGTGAGTGTTCAAAAATTGCAAGTTTGCTATAAGTTGTGTTAGTCTCTGTATTTCAGCCGCGTTTCGAGCATTGGCCTTGCGGAACTCGGACGTCATTAATTTAGCATGAGATTATTTCCGGTTGGCCGGCAAAGTGGAACGGGAAGTGACCCCCGTTCTTGTCAAACTCCATATAGTCGTCGAGTCCACGCCATACGCCCCTGTGCGACCCATCCGGCCCGTGGAACCACGCCTCGCCCCCCGCTACGGGCCGTATGTCCTCGTAAACCTCCCACGTGTACACATCGTACGACTCGTCAAAGTTCAGGTACAGGAGCTTTTTGAGCGCCGCAAAGTACCTGAAGGTCGTGGGGGCGATGGGCCACGGGACAAAGTCGGACTTTGAGAGCTTGCCCGGTGGGATGCCAAGAGCCCGACGCGTATCAATGTCGGCAAAGCGCGCTACGCGTTCCACGAGGCTATCCATAGTTTTAAAAGTCTCACTCTTTTTATAGCAACGGAGAGCGTATCGCGAGGCACTTCTGAATAGTATTTTTAAATAATGTAGTATAATATGAGTTCCCAGTCCAACTCCCTTGGCAATTTCAGGATCAACAGCCCCAATACAAACAACAACGCGTTTCATATTAGCAACACTGACCAGGCCGGCGCCAACTGGGCTCAGGCGGCTATTAATAGAGGAAATTTAAAGACGGTGACGAATCTGCGATGGCTTATAGGCCACATGTATCGGCTCCGCGCCCCCTCAAGATGGTACCGCGGTGGTCGGCGTGAAATAATGAAAAAAATCAACAGTATACGCAATAAACGAGTGACCGCGGCGCGGACGGCCGCTGCTAATTTGAGTCGGCTCAGAAGTGTATATACCCCACGGGGGGTGGCTAATCGCGAGACGGGCGTTAAGAGACGGCGACGCACTTAATTATCAAACGACTCAAAGAGCTCATCGACCGGCGACTTTTTGGAGAGACCGTCCGGTCCCATGACCTCGTCGAACCACTTGCCTTGCGGCCCGCACTGGTTCTTGTTGAGACGGACCGCCTTGGCGTAGTCGTGGTGGACCTTTCCGTTACCAATGGCCACGATCGAACGGCCGCACGTCTTGTCACCGTGGATGTAGTACAGGCAAACCTTGCAGAGGGCGGACATTTGATGTTCAAGTGTGCGTCGTCTCTAAGACCACGGACTCCGATCGATGGGGCCGGGCATCTTGCGCACGACGTGTTCAAAGTTCCTGAGATCTTTGAAAAGATACCCTGGAGCCATAAATGGTGATGAAAGTGCATGTATCAATATGCATCCAACACGTTCGGTCACGTACTCGTCCTTTTTAAGAGGGGGTGCGTAGGCGACGGTTCTCAGTGCTCCATACGTATAAGCGCCTATGCAGTATTTTATGAGAATCTGTTCCATTGCGTTTCAAGCACCCGGCGTCTCTAAGGCCCCCCGTTCCGTGAGGTGACGCATATCGGGCCGAAGCCACGCGAGCGTCCACGTTGCACAGAACGTATCCTCTTCGTGCCATTGAGGGTGATCCTTGCACACCACGACTCGGCGACCGGATAATTTTGTAATGTGGGTGCGGTCGACGTGACCGCTGTACCGGCTTTTCGGGTGCGCCGGATCGAAAACGCGTATGACGGCCGACCCGACAAACTCGTACGCCATGAAATGACCCTCGTCATCCGAGATGGGCACATATAATGTCCCTTTCGGATGTACGATTCTGCGACACTTTGAAATGTCGTAATCGCCTTTACAGCCTGTGAATTTTCGCCGAAACGCACGGTCATTGACGACCATGTCCCATTTCGTTTTCGCGTCCATTAATTTACATATCGTCCTCTGCTCTATATAAATTGAGCGGCTCCCACGTGAAGACGCCGGGCATACCTGTGCAGATCCTGAGGGCCTCTTCACGCGTGTTGACGTAGACGAAGTTACAGTTGTCAAGACTCTTGATGATGTACACGGTCATTTTTGTTTAAAATTAAAACGGTCCTTGGCTCTAAACTCATCGTCGTCTGAAAAGTGACGTGGCATACACGCCTCGCCACTCATGACGTATATGATAGTCTCTTTCGTTTCCGTGATTTTATTTTGCGCCTCTTCGCGAGCCTTCTTTATTTCTTCATAAATCATTTTCCCAAATGTCGTTATGGCGCTGATGATCGCCCCCAGGAACGCAAGTTCAGCCATTTTTTTATATGACAATAGTAAAATGCCCCCCATTATGCGTTTCCCGAACGCTGTTCCCGGCCACCAGCGGGTCACGCTGAACCACCTGCGTCTGCTGAAGAACTCGATGAATCGTCAGGGAGCTCTGTACGGTAGGGGCAATGCCCCATACAATGCGACCGCTGCAGCACGCGAACAGGCCATCCGCCGCAATATCGCACGGGAGGTGGGTATGACTCAGGCCCAGCTCGCCTCCTATTATCACAAGTGGTTGAACCTCGTCGAGGCCTTCCACCGCAAGCGCGTGAATTCCACCGTGCGCCGCGCCGCCCGTGCTTTCAAGAACACGCGCCGGACGCACGCCATGATTGGCCAGTTGGCGTCGGCGCGCGTCAACGCCGGTGGGCATGAGCAGTCTATCCCACCTGGGGTCCTTCACATGATTGCTCGGGCGATGCGGCAACAAGCTTTGCGGACCCCGACCCCAACGCCGTCTGCTCGGTCTGCGAGCCCTCGGCGGACCCCGAAGAGCGCGCGTCGTTAAGACTGAAAATTTCACGAATCTTATCAGCCCCAAGCCCCTTGATGGACTCGGCAACCGCACGGGCACACTCGTCCAGTAGGGATTCGTAGCCCAAGAAATCAAGTGCGTTCATGAGCGGAAAGATTTCACGGGGGTCACCGAAGTCGGGGACCGCGCCTTTTAGAATTATTTCTAAAAGCGCCGCGTCCACATTTGGTAAGGGGACGGGACCGTCCACCTCCTCCGCAAACATCTTGAGCGTCGAGCAGGCCTCAACAAAGGCCTGGTCTACGCTGAATTCGCGCCCGTCGTTGGTGACGAGCCGGACCATTGCCGTTTCAGGGACGCTCGCCCTTAACAGGGAACCACCAGTCTATAATTTCGGCCAGTCGGATCATTCCATAGAGGAAGACGCTCCCGACGCGTCCAGACATGGGTGAGCGGTCGTCGAAGATGGCCTCGTAAGAGAGCGCCTTGAGATCTGCCATTAGTTAAAAGATGCGCGCCCCGTTTAACTAATGGCAACCATTACGATCAAGATCGACTCCGAAGAGCTCGCCCGCGAGGTTCTAACCCAGCTTGGGTACCTCCCGGGAGATGACATTCCGGACCTGATTTCTGATGAGGAGCCCGAGCCCGACGCCGAAGAGGTCCGCCCCACTGGCAAGACGCACGTGGCGGCCATCCATGAGCGTATGTTGGGGTTGGATCTCCCTGCGGCGACTCGTAAAATGCCCGAAACACCGAAACAGAATGCCTTCTGCACGACCGAAGACCCCAAGGAGGATGTGGAGCCCGTCGATAATGAGATGGGCGCCCCACTCACCGACGATATGACAAAGGAACACGACGAGCTTTACAAGCAATGTCTCGAGGTCCGCAAGTCCATTCCGAGCGCCGAGGAGCGTCTGAAGGCGACGGCCGACCAACTCATGGGGGACGAGCTCCTGAACTACCTGGACGCCATGTGCGATCACGACGACAAGAAGATGCGCGAGGCGGCCAAGGCTATGGTCCGCAAGGAGTTCGCTGGGAAGACCCTCACGATGTGGCCTTATCTCCAGAAGGTTCTCGAGGACTCTTAAACACACCGCGCCTTGAATAAATAATGAAAAATATAATCGAACGCATAGCACGTCACGCGGACATCGATACGAGGCGTGCTATGGGGTTTGGGCCACGTAGGCTCGTCGCCCCAGACCTGGATCTCCCCTGTGCGTCACGGGAGTACGTCGAGTTTAACGAAGGTGTATCGAGATTCGTTAAACTCCGGAACGCGCAAATGTACGTGTGTCAGAATGAAATTTCATGGGTTTTTGGTACGGATGATTTCATGACGAGCCGAAGCTATTCATATCGGCGAGACGGTCGTGTGAGTCTTTACTCGTTGTTAGTGATGAAACATTCATGGCACCCCGACTTCAACGAGGACGGGTCGTTTAAAAGGTCCTTTGACGGGCACGCAGCACACCTTCGCGTCGATGGTCTCTATATACTTGAGTAACTCCCATGGAATGTCCTTGGCGTTTTCATGAGTGCTGTCCATTTCAGACTGAATTTCGGCCAAAGTCTTTTTCTTCATTTCATCAGACACCTCCACAATCTTGCTCTCCATGGCGAGCTCCAAATTTTCAATCTTACGAATAATCTTTGCAAAACTCTTTGCCGTCATGCGTGCGTTTTCAGATCGCTCTGAATACGCGCAGTAGCGCTGGACGGCAGTGAGCACGGCTGACGCGGCACCTACTATGATGCCCGCCGCCTTCGGGGAGTCGACGCTCGCTATGACCCCAGTCGCACTTGTGATAATCAAGAGTGGAAACGTAATCATATTGTGCCTATTCGTGAGATGGACCGCGTGGATATCATAGGCATCCCTGGCCTTTTGGCAAATAACCTTAAAGTATCCGAGGTGGCCTTTCAACTTGTCAGCTTCGAATGCCATTTTCTATAAAAGCGCGGGCTCTTTAGTTGCCTATGTTTCCCTGATAGTAGCCCAGTCCTGGATCGTACTGGACGCCCTTGTTACGGCGCCGACGCTCGTTGTTCACATTGCTCCACCGGTGAACGGTCTTGATGGGCATGTGCCCGCCATACAGGTTCGCCACCCGTACAAAGTTCGCGCCGTTGCGCGGTTTGGCCCAGTTTCCAAACTTGGCGGTGGGGTCCGGCATCCACTTGCCGTTTTTCAGGATAACGCGTGTGTAGAATTTTATGGTGTTGTTTTTCTGACTATAATTGCCACCGACCGGCACGTACCCGACCAACTGACCGCCATGGTTCCGCGTGTTATTGTTCCGTGGTTTCCACGAGTTGGACATTTAATATTAAGCAATAAATAAATGAAGAACGCCTTGGCAAGCTGGGACGCGGCGGTGAAGCGACGGCGGGCGGCCATCGTCAGGCTCCTCGGGCGCATCAAGAGGGCCCGGGGCGCGACGAAGCTCAAGCGAAAGGCTGATCTAGCGGACGCGGTCCACTACGGTATAATGGACCGCCACCGCCAGCACTGGCACAAGATCAACGGCCAATGGTACAAGGACGTCGTGAGAAGCTCTAGACTCAAATATTAAATACAATTATGGTCACCACAAGTATCGAGACCGTGACCAAGGCGCACTCGGACCATCGGTACCGCGGACGCGCCACGACCACATCCCTCGGTCTGACGCACGGACGCTTGATCCATTCTTTCTTTTCATCATCGTATGCGATTTCGAACGCCTCCATTACTCTTCTTCAGGCTCTTCCCCCTTATCCCCCGTGAAAGCCTTCCATAAAGCAACTAGTATTGCTATCACGATTAAAATAAACAAAAGTATTTTCCCTTTGTTTTCCCATAGCCAATTCTTGGCACTGATGGCGACGCCGACCGTGGCCAGGCCTCCAGTCGCGCCGCCCACAAGAAGAGGGATATTCGGGGGATCCTTGGGTTTTTCGAAAGGTCCACCCGAGTTGGGCATGTAGATGACGCGGGGCATCTTCCTACTCTATGTAAATCTTTTTTCTATTGTTGAACGGAAATCCGTTAAACTGCGTCGTTGCCGCGCTCGTATACGCACCCATGTCTTCCCATACGAGCACGTCTCCCTCCTGAATATCCACGGGGAGTAAGGCCTCCTTGGCGATCATGTCTCCACCGTCGCACGTAGAGCCGAAAATCGTCATGGGCGCCGTTTCCGTGGTGACATGGCATCCGTCACGTAGCACCGCCTTGGGCTGGGGGGCCGCGTGATCAAACAAAACACAATTAAAAGCTCCATACAGACTCTCGTCGATCGTGACCCCGTGGCCCTTTGTGCCTATGACTGGCGTGTAGAGCGTGCTGACTCGTTCGGCAAAGAAGCGGCCAGGCTCGGCGATCAATGTGTAGTCCGTCTTGATTGGTTCTTTTGGCAATCCGTGGGAGGCGCTGAATCCTCCCCCAATATCTATAATGTGAGGGGAGTATCCGTGTTCGCGCGCCAATTCAATCGCACGCTCCGCCTTGCTCACTCCGAGCGAAAAGACGCCCGGGGTTGTGGCAAAGGATCCGACGTGGAAAGAAACGCCCACGACGTTGAAGCCGAGGGCCCTGGCACTGAACAGCAGAATGTCCCAATCGTGCTCATCGGCGCCGTACTTGACGCCGAGGTTGCACCGAGCCTTTGGATCATCGGCTCGAATTCTCAAAAGAAGTTCCGGGCTCCAGCCCGCGCGCGCCATCTTTTTGAGCTCGCACGTTGAATCAAACGTGGTTCGCATTATTCCATTGTTTTTAGCAAAGATCACGTCCTGAAAACGTTTGCACGGATTTGCGTATAGAATTCGCTCTGGATCCACCCCCAAGTCAATGACTTGTTGAATTTCCGTCGGACTCGCACAGTCAAAATTGGACCCGAGATGGGCCAACATCGCAACGACCTCTTGATCGGGGTTGCACTTGACGGCGTAGTACGGCGTGACATGGGGCAAAGCCTCGGTCCACTCGTGATACACATTTCTGAGCACTGAGAGATTTTGGACATAGTAGGAGTCGGTGGGCGGGCCGACTCCAGGACCGACCATCAAGTGGTAGTTTTTTCTGAGATTTTTATATGAAGAGACTCGACGGGCTCCTGGGGATGCACCGCGGTCAGACCCGCCGCGAGGCCCTTTTGCTGAAGAAGGGGCCCTCGCGCCGAGTGGCGCTCCTGGAGCAGACGAGGCTCCAGCCGACGAGATTTCAGAACCGCTCGGGCCGGCACTTTTTCGTGACGCTCAAGGGTTCGTATGTCGTCCTCGACTATGGGCGGCGCGTCTACGGCCGCAAGGCGCGCTTTATGGACGGGCGCCGCATCGCCAACGCCTCACGCGTTCCAGCGCGTATTCGGCCGAAACGCGTCTGAGACGGCGTACGCCTCCGCCTCGAACGGATGTTCGACATACTGCACGACATCCGAGATGCCCATGGGCCGCGCCGACTTGTAAAAGGCGTCGGCTGGCACGTTATCTTTGAACCAGGTGCGCCCGTCGGTGTCGGGGTTGGCCCGCATATTCTGAAACGTTGCTTTCGACTGGCTGTAACCAGGGGGGATCTTGGGTCCACGCAGCTTCTGGACCACATGGACCATCTCGTGCGTCAGGGTCGCCGCATCCACCACACCCGGCACTACTATTACGGAACCGCGCGTGTGCGGCATACCATCCTCATACCGCGCCTTGGCGAGGCGCCATGCCACGCCACCATACCGGGTGCCCGCGAGGTACTCATCGGCGCGTTGGATCTCGCGCCACAAGGCGTCCCTCTCGTCGGGTGTGAAGTCCTGGGCACTTTTTACTGCTTTTTCAATATAGTCCGAACGAGACTTGGCGTGACGTGCCAGGAGGTCCAAGGGCCCTAGACGACTCGCGAACCCATCCTGGTCGGCCTGCAGCAAATTCATGGTCTGTGAACGTGAGAGGAACATCACCTAAAGGAGACAATCAAAAAAACCCTAATGGCTGACCGTATCTTCCTTCTCGATTGCTCAGGCTCTATGGAGTCGTGCTGGGACGATACGATCGGTGGCTACAACGCCCTCGTAAAGGAGCAGGCTGCGTTTGGGGGGACCATGACCCTCGTGCAGTTTGACCACGAGTACAATGTTACTTATAATCAGCGTCCCATCGGTGAGATCGAACCGTTGACCCGCGAGACGTACAAGCCGCGTGGGTCTACAGCTCTCCTAGACGCCATAGGACGCACCATCAAGGCGTGGTCGGGTGAGTCCCCGCCGACCATCATCATTCTGACGGACGGGCTGGAAAATGCAAGCACCAAGTACACCAAGGCTCACATCAAGGACCTGATCCACGAGCGCCAAAAGGATGGGTGGCAATTCGTATACTTGGGGGCTAATCAGGATGCGTTCGACGAGGCTGGCTCCATGGGCATCGCACCGGGCTGCACGATGAACTACGATGCGACCAAGACCCCCGACGCGTTTAGGCATCTGAGCGCGGCCCTGTCGCAACAGGCGTCTTGTGGCACCCCTCTAAACATTTCGAAATCTTTGCCCTGAGTTCTTCAACGGTGCCATTATTCTCAACCTCGTAGGTTGTTCCTAAAAAATCAATGGGAAACTCGAACGAATGATCCGGACAACCATCGCGTGTAATCTTGATAGTAATTCCTCCTCGTCTGTGAATTTCAGTCACGTCGTCACTGAACCGGACATCCGGTATCACCACCGGTTGCCCGTCCCAAGTATCGAAAAATCTTTTTGTAAAAAAATTTGTTCCATTGCACTGCCGCATCGCATGCGTCAGGTGGACCATCGCCATACGGGGGGTCAGGTTCCACTTGGGGTCCAGGGCCTCTTTGGCGGCGCTCTCCACCTCTCGGTCACTCCATCCGTAAAGAACTTTGCAAGCGTCCTTTACGGGCTGAGCCAGGCGACGCACCTGATGCGTCCCCTCGAAAAAGCTCGCGGCCGTGTCCTTGCCTACACGTGACCGACCGACGAGCCCTATGATCATTTGTTGAATTTTAGATTCTATTGTTTATTTACGGACCGCGCGCCAGACCCGCCAGGTCAAACATCACAAGGGCGCCCCAGGCCATCATGGCCAGCGTGGTGTTGCCCGACTTGGCGGAGCCCGGCGTCCCGACGCTGTAACCGAGAGCCGACGACGCACCCGCGTACAGAAGGGAAAGGATCACGCCCTGGATAGCGTCGGATTTGAGCACCTTGGCGCCGGACATACCCGCGCAGAGCAGGCCAAACAGAAGGGCCACGGCCGACCACGAGGCGGCGACGGTCGGCAGGTAGACGGACGCCGCCTTACCCTTGCTCTTGGGCGCGCGAGTCATGGACAGGTACGGAATCAGGCCTGCGGCGATGAGGGCTACAAAGCCGCCAAACAGCAGCGGCAGAGAGTTCGCACCACTGTACCGAATCCAGAACTCCAGGCCGTACACGATCGACATGGCGATGATGGCCAGCGTCACTCCCGCCACGTTGTTTCTGGCCAGCGTAAAGCCCGTTCCAAACCCAGAGGCCGACTCGACGAGGATCACACCCGCCATCGTGAACCACTCCGTGATGGGGCGGCCCGTCTTGGGGAGGGGGTGGGCCTCGAGATTATTGCCCACTCCCACTGCGGCGTTGGCGGGACGAGTGCCGTTGATGGCGTTTGTGTTGGTGCTTGCGCTAAGAGGCAAGACGGGTGCCTCCTGGCTCGCCATTTACTGTACCCTCAGGAAAAAATCAGGCGGTGACGGCGGCGGTCGTCCCCACATTGGTGATCGGTCCGCCCACCTTGGCTACAGCGGCCGCGCCCAGTTTATTGCGCATAGCAGCCAAGTACTGGGCCGCGCCCATCTGTTTTCCGAGAAGGACGCCGTTGTACATGACCGCGATGATGGACACGATCAGACCCGTGACCACCATACCAAACGAGAATCCCTTGCGATCCTTCTTCGGCACGAGGGCCACGGCGGCGGCGTAGCCGGCCATCGCCGCAAGAGAAAAGGCCAAGAACATCTTAGTCGGGCGGTTGAGGTTGGGAGCCGCTGCTGCTATGTTGCTCATTTACTAGTGACCCCGAAAATAATGCGCCGTCCGAGTACCCGTTGCGTCTTGGCCAAGGCTCCCCTCATGGTCGGCCTGGACCACAAGAGCCAACGCGACCAGAAACCTGGCGTGTACTGTCCGGACCGGCCCCACTTTTCCCGCCCCCTCCCGTGACGGATAACGTACCGTTTCATACGGGTCGGGTCTTTGTGAATCGTGTAATCCGAGTAGCCCTTGGCGCCAAAGTGGACGGTTCGCCCCTCCGGAAAGAGAGCCTTGAACTTGTGCCGGCCGTCAGTGTCGCGCACTACGCGCACGACCCGACTACTCATGATCGCAGGCTAATTCTTATTGAGATATAAATTACAAGCGCCAAGATGATGACGTTGAAGGCCATCCAACCTATTATATAGGGCATGAACGCATTGTTCTCGAGTATCATATTTAAGACTTGCTTCGTAAGAGAGTCAGACTCGTCAGGTGCGATGGATCGCTTCATTAAAACAAAGAGTCAAAAAAGCGTGACTGGTTCTGCGCAGGAGATTGCGTCCGCTGGAGCCGTGTGCTTTTGGGGCCCCCCTGGAATCGGTAAGACGCACCTAGTCGAGATGGCTAGGGGTATATGGTTGACTGAAGACATACTTCGATCAAAACAGGGCACAATCGACTTTATGCAGCGTGTCCGTAGTGCCGACCGACCTGTAATCATAGATGACTTCGAGTCGGTCGAAGATCTCGTGGGTCTTCGAGAACTCACTGGGCCGCCGTCACGTGCCCAGCTTTTCATCACGGCACGGAACCCCGTCAAGTTGCACTTCCCCGTACTCAACCAAGAGCACCCCGCGCCATCTTCCGAAAAAATTGAAAAAATTATTTTTTCAAAAAATCCAGCTGCCGACCCGAACAAGGTGCGAGAGCTTATCGAGCGGGCTAACGGGTCGGTGCGCTTCGTGCTTCAGGCGCTCGAGTTCAACTCGGATGCACCTGACAACTTCCAGGAACCAAAGCACGATCTTGAAGTCTTGTTCGTGAAGGGCGCCCGCGGCACCAGGCCAACCATAGGCACTTTACACGAGCACGGGTACTCGTGGGCCGTCGTCCAGGAGAATTACCCGGACGCCCCCAACCTCACGATGGACGACATTGCCGACGTGGCGGTTATGATGAGCACGGCTGATATCATAGACGATCACATATACAGGACCCAGGATTGGGACCAGACGCAGTTCTTCGTGGTGCAGGCGGTGTTCAGCCCAGCGGCCATCATCAAAAAGACCCTCAAAAAACTCAGACCGGGATCTCTCTGGACCAAATTCCAAAACTACTGCATGAAGCGCAAGAAATTGGAAGGAATTTATAAAAAAATTGGGACCAAGTCGATAGATGACGTGCCACTCGTGATTGCCAGATCAGCGGATTATCCGGAGCTGACTCCACAGGACGTTACGTTTATGAAAAAAATATGCACATTTAAGTAAATGGACGGATACGTGATTTCTGGTCTGATCCTCTTGATTGTTCTTTACGTTCTGGTCTTCATGCGCGGCATGAACGAAGGCTACGCTGAGAAAGATGTGTGCGATTACCGTGTGCGCGTCATGCTCATGCTCGCCAAGACGGGCCAGGGCAAGCCGGTCGACATCACGAAGATGGAACCCGATCAACTCAACGAGTTTTTCAAGGATTTCCTCGTGGTGTTCAACGAGTTTCAGGCCAAGACGGGCGGCAAGCCCATCACCATGGACGCGGTCCAGTCTACGTTCCCCATTGACTTTCTGAACGAGTACAATGCGACTATCGTGAAGTAAATAACAGAATCATAACACACATCGAGAAAAAGATGAGTGCGAACCAGTTCACAGAGGGCTCTATATGGGCGCCCGTCAGAGTGAAGGACTCGTCCCCTGACATTTTCTTTGAAATGGCCCCCTTTGCGAGACCAAGAAGGGCCGACTTGGCCCCGCCGCTCGGAGCCTCTTCCTCTTCCTGCACCGGTTCGACTATTGTGGTTCGCCCGGGCGGCTTCCCTATGATTTCGTCATCGAACGCACCCGATGACGCAGCCATATCTTTTCCAGAAATCTGAATGTTAATTTTGATTGGGGGTGTGTTGACGGTGACGGGCGCATACGCGCTGCCACCAGGCGCTCCAGGCGCTCCAGGCGCTCCAGGTGCTCCGGGGTACCCGGGCATCCCTGGCGCTCCAGGCGCTCCGGCCATGCCTGGCGCTCCGGGGTACCCGGGCATCACCGTGGGGGGCAACCCTCCAGCCCCCCCCGACGCATCCGTCATTCCTTCAGCTCCGCCGCCCGTTCGGCTCAGGGCCGCCGCACCGAGGGCTCCGGCACCGAGGAGCGCTGCGCCACCTGCGAGAGCCCCTGCATTTTCTCCCGCAAAATCCGCGGCCGCACCACCCGCGCTCATGACCGCCTCGCCAGCCATCTTGGCGCCCGATTTGGCGGCGCCCACCGCTGCTTTGCCCGCCTTGGAAACGGCCACCGCCGCTTTACTCGCTTTGGCTGCACCTGCCGCCGCCTTGCCCGCCTTGGCGGCGGTCGCGGCCATCTTGGCGACAGATGCCGCTCGCCCGGCGACGCCAACACCCGGAACAAAGCTCGATGCGGAAAGCGCCAAGTTTCCCAAGTTGCTTGCTATACACTTGGAATCACCCGGTTTGCACTTTCCGAGTGCCTGTCCACTTTCCTTGAGTGCTTGGGCCCCGCTAAACTTGTAAAGAGCCTTTCCAAAATCCTTGGGCGACATGATCTTGGGTTTCGGTAACTTTGGCAGCTTAATGCCGTACTCTTCGCTTCGACTCGCGAAAAACACGGTGTCGCCGAGCGACATCGTACCTAATACTGGGGTACAAAAAAATTAAATCAGGATCAGAAGTGCCACGAGTATGAAACCCACGAGGGCCCACGCGACGTCGTCACCTGTAGTGACCCGCCCACCCTCGAGGGTAAACTTACCCTTGCGCGCGGGAGCTTTCTTCGCGGGCGCCTTCTTCGCGGGAGCTTTCTTCGCGGGCGCCTTCTTCGCGGGAGCCTTGGCCACGGGCTTCTCATTCCCGCCACCCATCAATCCCCCGAGAAGGCCACCTCCTCCCACCTCCTCTTGAGGCTCGCCGCCGACCGTATCCGAAAACACACCGGACGACGCGGCCATATCAGCACCGGAAATCTGAATGTTAATCTTCGTGCCCGATTCAGGTTTACACGGTGCACCAGCAACGCCTCCACCTGGAGAAAAACCCGACGGTTCAGGCCCCGACGCTTCACCAGCAACGCCGCCACCTGGAGAAAAACCCGACGGTTCAGGCCTCGACGCTTCACCCGCTGCGGCTCCGCCCGGAGAACCGGGGGATCTAGAGTCGGTGCCCCCTCTTTTCTTCGTCGCCTTCGGTGCCGCCTTCGGTGCCGCCTTTTTGGGAGGAGCCTTGATAGGCGGCTTTTTAACCCCCTTTGCAAGGGCTCCTGCTTTGCGCATATTCTACCTTATGCATATAAAAAAACCCGCCTTTGAAACTCTAAGATGGCCACTGAAGAGGAGAGCTCGTTTGTGAAGGTCTGTGGTAACGAGGTTTTCTTTCACTGCGAGGTCCATGAGGATAGCGTCCTCGAGCTCGTGACGAAGCTCCGGGCGCTCGTCAAGACTCTCCGCAAGACCTACATAGATCTAGACATTGACGAAGATCCCGCCGTGACCCTATACATCAAGAGTGACGGAGGTGACCTGCATTGTGGTTTCAGCGGCATGGATCATATCCGCAACCTCAAGGCGCGCGTGACGACCGTTGCCGACGGCGTGTGTGCGTCGGCCGCCACCTTGCTTCTCCTGGCCGGCAGAAATCGTCGTATGCTCGAGAATTCATACGTGCTAATTCATCAGATTAGCGCGGATGGAGTCTGGGGGAAGTTTGAGGAACTCAAAGATCATATGCAAAATTTTACAAAAGATATGGAGCGGATGCAGGCGGTCTACGAGGCCGAGACGACCATTCCCATCCGCAAGTTGAATAAAATTTTAAAAAAGGATCTGTACTTGGATGCCGATCAGTGCCTAAGGTATGGTCTCGTCGACGAGGTCATCAAGCCTCCTTCTTGGGCTCGGGGGTCGATGGCCGAACAATAGGCTCCGGGTCGGCTGTGGCCTCCTGGACCTCATCCTCATAGTCCTCCTCCACGGGGTCTTCGGGCTGGGCCTTGAACCGAAGACTGAAGCGCTTGTAGAGCATCCAGGCCGCGACACAAAGAAGAGCAATAGCAACAGCAGTAATAAGCATGTCCATTAGTAGGAAATGATGTTTTTTGTACAAGACCCTAACGCGGTCCTGTCCAAAAGACCAAAACCATGACTGTCGCACTGGAGCAGGCCTGGGAGGCGTTCGATCAACTGCGCGCCCCACTCGAGAAGTGCACGCCTGATCGCGCCGACTGGGAGTGCGTGTGCGGAGGCCTGAGGCTTCTCAACGAAGATGGCTTGCCCACGTGTCGTGAGTGTGGACGTGCCGATTACTCGTACGTGTCGGACGAGCCCGAATGGCGTGGGGGCCCTGGAGAAGACGGCGTCTCGTGCGATCCATCGCGCGTCGGCGCCCCCTCGAACCTCGACCATTTTAGCGCCGCGTGGAACACAGGCACGATCATGACGGTCCGCGCCTCTGCTAGCTCGAGCCTAAAGCGCCTCGCGAGAATAAACTTCCACACGTCTATGAATCACAAGGATCGGAGTCTATTTCACTCGTACGCGGAGATGGACCGTGTAGGTAAACAGATTCTCAAGCTCCCCGACAACGTCATGTACGCCGCCAAAATCAAGTACAAGTATTTCAGTGAGCAAACCCTGACACGCGGTGCGATCCGAGTCGGCGTCAAGGCGAACTGCATCTTCCAAGCTTGCCGGGATTTCAACGTGGCCCGTACGACACAAGAGATTGCCGCGGCGTTCGAGATTCCAGTGCGTGACATGGCCCGAACGACTGAGATTTTCTTGGTCCAGGTGCCCGAGGCGCGCGTGGCCGTGACGACGCCCGCTGATTTGATCCCTCGCTTTTGGAACGACCTGACGTGCGTTCCCGAAGCGGAGAGAGGCCGCCTCAAGATGCGCACCGTGACCTTGTGTAAAAAGCTAGAGGACTCGGCGGGCCTGCAGGGCCGCACGCCCAAGGCGGTGGCGTGTGCTGTAATATGGACTATACTCAAGGAGCGTGGTGGGATAACAAAGGCGGACCTGTGCAAGATTTGTGACGTTTCAGTTCCTACTCTGACCAAGTTGGAGGCGATAGTAAGCAAGGACTTAAAAGCCTTGACCTAATGTCTTATAATGAGCCAGCCCGTCGTGCTCTTTGTCAGCACGCCATGCTACGGGGGCGTTTGTCTCGCGGCCTACGCAGAGTCCATGCTCCGTCTCCAGCGTCTGTGTGCGCAGCGCGGCATACAGATGATGCTCGACACGACCGAGAACGAATCCCTTGTTCACCGTGCCCGTAACCTGGCGGTCGCCCGTTTCATGCAGAAAACCAAGGCGACCCACTTTCTGTTCATTGACGCCGATATTCACTTTGATCCCGCATCGGTCATGCGTCTGATCGACTCGGGTCACGAGATTGCGGTGGCGTGCTATCCTAAAAAGTGCATCATGTGGGACCAGGTGGACGCCGCCTACAAGGCGGGTGACCCGAGCCGCGACCCGAATAAGATTGGCTCGAGTCTCGTGATGAATTTCAAGTACGCGAACACGCCCGTGCTTAATGGTTTCACCGAGGTGTTGGACGGCCCGACGGGTTTCATGCTCATCAAGCGCCACGTGTTCGAGAAGATGGAGGCCACGTATCCCGAGTTGATGTGTCAGAACGACCATCAGAACCGTGATCTCGAGACGTATCATGCATGCTTCGACTGTATGATCGACCCTGAATCTCGCCGCTACCTGTCCGAGGACTACGCCTTTTGCAGACGCTGGCAGCAGATGGACGGAAAGATTTTCGCCGACGTCACGACGACCCTAGGTCACGTGGGTAACATCCGGTTTCACGGGGTGATGGACGAGCGACTGAAGTAGTTGCGCGCGTACCACGCGTTCACACCCGTCGCCTCGCACGCGAGGTGGAAAGCCGCCCCACTCACAAACACGGCGGGCACGGGGCCCATGAACCGGCTCACAATCATAAAAATAAGAACAAGGAGAGCACCGACAACGACCGCCTCGAGTGTGAGGAGCGCCAATGATTTCATAGTTAAAAGGTTCCGACATTTTATTTATAATGTCCGTGATCCACATATGTGCCGTCACGCGAAACAAGTCCATTAGCGCGACGACCCTGCACACTATGATGAATATACACATGGTCTGTATGATGAAGGGAAAGCACCTGGATATTTCTTTCGTGAATGATCGGGCCGGCCTCCCGAAGCTCATCAAGTCGGGTGAGCGCATCATCTGGCTCGAGTACGGGACGAACCTTGACGACAAGTCGATTCACAAGGCGATAGATCCTTTCGACAAGGGTATGCAGGTCCTGGTATTCCCGGCTGTCCTGGAGGGGATCAATTGGGACCGATTTGCGAAAAAGACGAAGGAGGGGTCAACCGAGGGGGCTTGTCAGCGCGGCCTCGAGTTCGACACCGAAGTGGGCAAGAAATTGGCCGAGTCTCTTTACGAGGTCAAGAGCACCACCGCGCGCGTGTGGGCTATGGACGCCAAACCAGTCGACAAAAAATTGCGAGGGGATAAAATCCCAGTAAAGCTCCCCCTCGATGAAACGATGTTCTGTACACTGCAGGGGCTTGGAATCAAGGTGGGTGCAGTTACATCCGCAACAGTCATCTGTCACTTTGTACACGAGTGCGTCGGAAATATCCTCGAGACGTCCGGTGTCGAGCTGAGGCCTTAGAGACGAGCCCACCTAAAATAAATATGCAACAGGCTGTAAAGGCCTATATACAACAGTCGTGGGAATCGGTAGATGCTGACCGATTCCCAGGACCGCAGCCCGTCTCAATAGAGCGACGGCACTTTGTAGAGTTTAAAAAAAGAGAATATCTCGTCTGTGAAAAGACGGATGGGGTGCGACATATGCTCGTGAGTTGCGAGCACGAGGGCCGCCGCGTCACTGTGCTCGTGAACCGTGCGTTCGCCATGACGCCGGTCAGTACCATGATACCGCGTGGGACCATACTCGACGGGGAGCTCGTGGAGCTCAAGACGGGTGGTGCCCGCCCAGTGTTTCTCGTGTACGACTCGGTCGTCGTCAAGGGTGTGGATGTGCGGCGTCAGCCCCTCACGTCTCGGCTCGAGGCGGCCCGCGGCCTGCTCAAGAGCGTTGTGCGATCGACAAAAGATCCGTTTGATATTCGAATCAAAACGATGATTCCGCTCAGGGACTTTGCGTCCGGGTTGCCGCCCCTCGATTCGTTCCCGTGGGTCACGGATGGTCTGGTGTTCACACCCGTACCAGACCCCATCCGCATGGGAACGCATGAGACTCTATTCAAATGGAAGCCCCGCGATCGTATAACCATAGACTTTTTAGTTCGGAACGGTCGAGAGCTCTTCGTGCAGGATCGCGGGACCGAGTACAAGGAGGCGGAGCTTCACAGGGGGCAGGGGTGTCAATACCCGGACGGATCGATCCTCGAGTGCGGATACGGCGATCTGGGATGGGAAGTGGAGAAGATCCGGACCGATAAGACGTATCCAAATAATCGTCGGACTTACTTTCGAACCTTGGTGAACATCCGAGAGAATATTCAGTTGGCCGAGTTTGCTGTCTGTACATAGCCATGTAGAACTGCCCTCTGAGCGGGGGCTCTTTTAATTCATGAATAGAGTCATCGTCCTTTATGACCCACTTGTCCCCATTTCGCACCGCGACCGCATAGTGTCCCCCGTGCATCATCCCTGCGTGCAGCACGACCGCGAACAAACGCCGCCCCTCGAATATTTCAGGCAGGATCACGGTCGACCTGGGCCCGTAGACCCCGAATGTAAAGCTGACCACGACGGGCCACTCTATGACGCGTTGGCACACTGCCGCCACGTGGTGAGTCCGACCCTTGTCGTCCGTGTAGCCGGGAAGGGCCGTGTGTTTGGCGCGGCGGGCCAAAAGCTCTTCAAGCGTAACCTCACCCGACTCACCGGTCGTGGGGAACATCACGGACACAAAGTCATCTGTTCGGGTCGACCTGCCACCTGGGTAGACGGTCTCCTGCTCCTCCCGTCCAGTGAAAATTCTTATTTTTAAAGTTTTTTCAAAAATATCAATAAAGTTGAGGATAACCTCTTGGGCATCGTGTTGACCTGTACCGGCAAAGTGTGGAAAACGTGTCGTGAAGGCACGGTGCAAGGGCCGAGGATCAGGGACACCAGACCATATTTGCCTGGCCAACTTGCTAAACTCTCGCGTCACGTCACAAGGCCCATTGTAGTCGGACTTTGCCAAGAGGGGTACGTGCGCCAGGCACTGTACGGCCGTGTTGAAATAGCAGGTGTTGCCGAGATTCGGCAAGCCCTTCATCGCGCCTTAAAACAGAGCCGCTCTTAAACTTTAACATGGAAACCGCGCGCCGTCTCTACGAAGCCTGGGAGCCCCTCATTCGTCGCCACGCCTCTTCCGATCACGTCGAGATTGAAATTCGACTTGGCCGCAAGACGCCCACTAAATTCGACACGAACGTCGGCCGTGAGGCTTTTCAGAAGATCCTCACGGCTCTGGACACCTATCAGGGCTGGGAGTCTCGGAGTCAAAAGACGTACTCGGTCTATTACGGTTCTGGAAACAAGCGAATCACCGTGGATGAAGCCACTGATGAGTCGGTTGCGGTGACCAAGACGCGCGTGTCCGTCACGGACTTTGGCCTGGACGACAGCCCGTTTGACGTGCGTCTTGGCATTTCGACTGAGGTGCCCTACGAGCAGGATGACGAGGAGATGGCGAGCGTCAAAGAGAAGCGCCGCTGGTCATTTGTCCGCAAGAACCTTTCGATAGATCTGTCACAGATCAAGGGTGACCCCGAGGACCCCGACTCTGACGAGGACACCACGTGGCACGTCGAGTTGGAGATTATCGACCCGCGTGATATTGGCGACGCCAACAAGCTTTTCGCAATCCTCTACAAAATTTTCGATATTCTAAAGTGCGTCTAGCGCTCGGCCCGAGCCGCTGCGCGCCGATTCTTGTTCTTCTGGTTCAGGGACGTCCGGTACGCCACGAGGTTCCGGTAGTTTGCCGCACCAAACGCCGACCTGCGAGCGGCCAGCCACTCCTGACGCGCCTTGGCCGTCTTTAAGCTGTTCAGTTGGGCCTTGGCGCTGTTGACGTTCAGAGGTTTGTTTGGCGACGCGGTGTAATTCATCCAGTTCTGGTAGAATCGGTCGTTCAGACCCTTGTTGGCGAGGTAGGACCACGAGTACCGATTAGAGGGGCCTATGTTCAAGCCAAGGTTGGCTATGGCGTTCACCATATTCTCCGCATTGGCGGTTCTCGGTACGGGGTAGTTCTTGTTTTCACGCGGATCTTTCTTGGCGACCTTCACGGGTCCAACCGCTGGGGCGTTGGTGCGCGCGGCGGGCTTGGCGCGCTTCTTGCGTTCAGGACCCACACGCTTTGTGCCGATGTTGGGGATATTGGGGCTGCCTCGGTTGACTGGGTTCCATGCGGGCACGCGCATCACGAGGCCTGTATTGAGATTTTCGCGCTCGAATGCAGCGCGCGCACCCTGTGGCAGACTCGCGTTCAACCAGGCTTGCATACCACGTCGGACCGCGTCCTTGGTGGGTAGGACCCCCTTGGCGTTGGGTGTCGTACCGAGGCGCACGAGGTGGGTCTTGTAAGCGGAGTGCATGTTCGAAGGGAGCCAGTTCGGTACCCGGACCGCCTCGGCGTACGCCCTGCGCACATTTGACAACTGCGCGTTCATGCTCTGGGCCCGCTTGAAATTCCGGGCGGCTTTTTCGATCGTGGGCTTGAGCGGGCGACCGCGTGCACCCTTGGGCAGGTTCTTTATCAAGGCCACAAACTTGTTGACCTGGGCCGAGTTTGCGTTGCCGAGCATTTCCTGCGCCATCAGCGTGTATTCGAGATTCTTGGCGAAGTTGGAATTGGTGGACGACACGGACCGGGCGGACGTCGCCGGCTCATTGGCCCGACCAGCTACGGCCTCGTTGCGCGCCTCTTCCTGCATCTGGCGCTTGGCTCCCATAAGGTAGTTGAACTTGGCCCCGCGATTCACTTTTTCATACTCCTCCAGTTTGAAGGAGTTGAGCATGCCTCGGGCGATCGCCGCCTGCTCGTCCGGCTTGAGCGTCACCCATTGACGAATGCGCGCCCCGCGCTTCACGCGACCGTTCGCCATCAGGGTCACCGGAACGCCGTTGATTTCGGTATTTGGGGCGTTCGTATAGGGCTTTAGAAATTTAGAAATGAGCTCGGCGATTTTTGCGAGCGACTGGCGCTCACTCACTTCCGCAATGCCAATATTACGCGCAATCTGGACGAGTTCTGGGCGCGTGTACCGGTCATACTGACGACCGTTGATGCGAACCGTCCCCTTGGCGTTGTAATTCATCCAGTGTGTAGGTTTTTTCCAGTTGCCTGTGGGCTCGTTGACCGGACCTGCGGCGCCGTTGGGAGTCCTAGGGATGCGGAACAGGTTCCGCACCGAGTTGGGAATGGCCACGCCCGCCTTTTTGTACGCCGCCGCGACCGTCTTGCGCGATGCGGCAATACCCTTGGGAATCTGGTAAAAGTAAGGGCGCCCCCCGGGACCAGGCTTGACGTAGTAGCCCTCCTTGGTGGAGGTCCAATTGGGCGCTCGCCGTCCCTCCGTCTTGGGCGGAGGCGCCTCGGTGCCCGTGATGGCGAAGAGATTCCGAACCTTTTGCGGAATAGGCACGCCTGCATCGGCATACGCCCTGACCACCTTGGGCCTGACGAGCTTCAGGTTCGCCACCATGGGGTAGAAGCGCGGCTTGCCGTTCGCACCTGGCCGGACGTAAAACCCCTCGCGATCGTTGTTCCAATCCATCGCCTGCGAGTAGCGCTCCGCGCCCTGGGCCCGCTTCCTGGCGAGGTTTTTGCGCGCGGGCTTGGGGAGGTTCGGCGCGCGATTGTAGTCACGCCCCCCTCCAAAATTTCTCCCGTACTTGAACACCTTGAATTTGTCCACAAGGTACTTACCGAACATCTGTTGTAGAATTTCGGAGGTGGCGCCCACTTCCTCAAGGCTCTTGAGCCCCTGAGTAAGAATCACACCGTTCGTGTAAATAATGAGGCTGGCTCGCGGATCAGACCACTTGATATAGGCACCGGGCATGAGCTCGGGCTCGTATTGCACCTTGGGGATCTTCGAGTTGGGTACACGTCGTACAATCTCCGACACGAGATTATCAAGATTGAACTTGCGGCTGACGTACAGACGCGTGTCAATCTTTACAATCTTTATCGGGACTTTGACAATGCCCGGATAGTACGTCTTTTCGAGAAGACGGATCACGCGCTCGTAGGGTCCCGTGCTGTTAATCTGCATCTTGCCGTTTTCAACATGGCTGACGTAGGCGGTCGACGCTGGATTTTTAAACTCTACGGAGAAGGCCCAGCGCTTCACCTTGTCGAGGTTGGCCGCGCCGAGAGGCCCGCCGGCGCGGTTCTGGAGCTTGCGGACGATGGGCAACTGACCGGTCGCGCTGTAGCCGAGGAGCTCCTTGACGCCCGAGGGAAGGGGCTCCGTCGACAGGTCGTGAAAAGGCACGTCGAGAGAAATGATTGTCGACGTGATGACTGGTTTGGTGAGTGCGTAATCAAAGTTGTTAAATTTGTTTACGAATTCGCTGGGTTTCGGCGCGCGCTTGCGCGCCCAAGCCGCCTGAATCTTCCGGGCAGCTACGTCCCTGTTCATTATTAGATTGTGGTATTTAAATCCTGGGCCAGATCCAACCCGTACACAAACGGCTGGGTCGCCGTGGCTTGCCCGCGCCACGTGGTTCCTGGCCGGACATCGAGCTGCCGCGAGCTGAAGGGCCCTGCGTAAAAGTCGGGGTTGAACCGAGGCCGGCCCAGATTGTTCGCTTGGCAGTGCTGGTTGAATGATGTAACGAACATCTTCTGCGGGCAGCACAGGTTCGGCCCGTACACGACATTCTCAGAGGCCAGAAAGTGCTGGAGGGTATTCGTCACCATCGCCACCTGCGTCTGGATCTCGACAAAGTACTTTGGCAGAACATTCCAGATGTCCTGATCCGAGAAGCGCTGGGCGTAGTCGAGATACGCGCGCACGCACTTGCACAGAATGATGGCCATCTCGGAATCGAGCTTGTCATCTAGGTGCGGGTCCGCCTCCGCCACCTGACGACCAAAGTTCCAGGTCACGAGGCGACGCAACACGGAGCCCGAGTTGTCGCGCCAGTTGGGCACCTCGTTACCGGCCAGAATTCCCGGCACCTTCCATGTCAGACTCTGGGCCGTCTTGTTCTTGCGGGCGATGCTCATGTCCTCACCGCTGACGAGCGACTGGAACTCGGCCTGCTCGAGGGCCATGTCACCCTTGATCTCCGGTGCGATGAACATGAAACCATCGTAGATGGACTCGAGGCCAAACTTCTTCTCGATGTTGTTGCTGAGTGTCCGGACATCCTGACCTTCGTAAAACTTTTTACAAATTTTTGTAATGATTGTAGACTTGCCCGAGCGAGCGATACCCTTGAGGAAGGGGATCACCTGCCACGAGTCGAGGTCGTTCAGGTCGAAGCACAGCCGGCCACAGAAGACGTAGAGCCACTTACAGACATCCTTGCTGAAACCCTGATAGTTCATGACGGACTGCATGTGGGGCGTGGGGATGTCGTACCAGTCGCGCGTGTCGATCGCGTCCACGTCAAAGTCCTGATCGAAATATTTGGAGCTGACGATGGTCGGGTCGAGGTGCTTGAAGTTTTCGCTCGTGTACTCGTAGAATCGAGTGGCATACCGGCCCTCCTTTTCATCAAGGAACTTTCCGACGAAGATACCGTTACGGAAGGACCACACGGCCCTGTTCTTTTTGATCTGAGGAAACTGAAGATCGCGGCAGTTGGTCAAGTGGCGGATCGTGTCGGTCACGATCGAGCCCTTGCTCGTCATGTGCTTCCACATGTCATACTTCTCCTCCTTTTGCGAGTAGTAATAGACAAAGTCCTTGATCTCCATGACGGGCTTCCACGCCTTGGTCAGGTGGCCATCCTCGGTCGCAATCTGCTTGCAGCAGTAGTCACCATATCGGCGCATCTTGAGCTTGTAGGCTTGATCGAGTAGGTACAGCAGGAACTTCTGGAACGAGCTGGTATCCTCCTTTTCCGTGGAGGGGTCGCCCAGACCCATCGTCTGGCACCTGAAAATCTGGGACTCCATGTCACCCTTGATCGGCACGTACGTGGGGTGGTTGATTCTCTCATAGGTTCGGACCCAACGGAAAATCATCTCGTACGTGTCGTCCACGGTCTCGATGAGGCGCGTGACGCGCTGGCCGAGCCGAAACTCCAGACCAGTGACGTCAGTGCTTGCATCATCGCGGATGCCGAGCTCCCCGGCACGATGGTACACGTCAGACAGAATTGTGACGAAATTCCGTCGCTGATTACCAATCGTATCAATATTTACATTTTGAATTTGTCCATCTTCAAACCCGAAGATTTGGGCACCGTTGACCCAGGGTACGTACTTGTCTCCCTTGACGTTCAGACACATATGATCCTCGAGCTTCGTCACAAAGGCGTTGAGCCGCTCGGCGTTCATATTGACGATGTCCGAATGGTGGAGTTCCATCCGAATCTCGTTCGTTTTTTCAGGAGTCGCGTGGTCGATTGTCTGCACGCGCTCCATTTGTAAGTTAGCGTCACATATTTTTAAGCGGCCGAGGGCGCCGGAGGAGCCTTGCTCAGAACACTCAGGATCTTAATCAGAATTTTGTTCTGCATCTCCAGGGCCACCTTGACCCCGACCATGGCGCTGGCGACCGTCTCACCCTCCTCGGTCGTGAACATCTGGCCCAGGGCGTCCAGCAGGTCACCGCCGTCCATCTCCATCTCATCGTCCTCCTCATCAAAATTCATCTCCTCATCCTCGGGAATTTCCTCAATCTCGCGCTTTGCAGACATTTGAAATTCTCATAGAATTTTGTTTCAAGTTTTGGGCGCGATAGCCTACAGGGGCAGGCCCTTGGCGACCATGGCGTTCTTGAGGGTCCGGTACGCATTCGCCAGCTGGGCGTTGGTGTTCGCCGCGTTGGCGTTGGCCGCCGCAGCCATACCCGCGTTGTTCGCCGCCATCCGGTTGTTGGTGGCGGTGGGGGCCTTCGCGGCGTTCAGGGCGGCCCGTGCCGCATTGTTGCTGGCCCGGGCGGCGTTCGCCTGAGCCTTGGCGTTGGCGTTCTGAGCAGCAACCACGTTGGCCTGGGCCGCCGCCACGCCCATGCTCGCGTTGGCCGCCTTGTTACCAGCGGCGGCAGGGACCATGCCAGCCTGCACAGCACCAGCCAGGGCACCGGCGTTCGCGGCGTTCGTCTTGGCCGCGGTCAGCATAGTAGAGTTCATGGTTACTCTAGTCCTAGAAATTTTCCCAGGGCGCGTCAGTGATCGGTCCCAAATTTTTTTCTCGGGCCATAGTACAAATGGCCGGTGGACTTATGCAGCTCGTTGCTTATGGCGCTCAGGATGTGTACCTGACTGGGCAGCCCAAGGTTACCTTCTTCCAGGCGGTGTACAAGCGCCACACCAACTTTGCGATGGAGAACATCCAGCAGACGGTGAACGGCACGGCGACCCCCTCGGGCCGCGTGTCCGTGACCATCGCCCGCAACGGCGACCTGGTCGGTAACATGTACGTGTCCATGCTCCCCCTGGTCCAGAACACCTACACCGACAACTCCAGCTTCGACACCGTGTGGATCGCCGAGCGCGCCATCTCCGCCCTGGAGCTGACCATCGGTGGCCAGCGCATCGACAAGCACTACCAGACCTGGTGGCGCCTGTACGCCGAGTGCTTCCTCGGCGAGTCGGACAAGATCAACTACGGCAAGATGACCTCGACGCCCGTGACGACCATCCCGGCCTCGATCACCGGCGGCAACACCCCCCGTGTGTACCTGCCCCTGATCTTCTTCTTCAACCGCAACCCGGGTCTGTACCTGCCGCTGATTGCCCTGCAGTACCACGAGGTGCGCCTGGACTTCGACCTGACCTCCAACTACGACAAGTACTTCTCGACCGACTTCCAGGTCTGGGCCAACTACGTGTACCTGGACACCGAGGAGCGCCGCCGCTTCGCCCAGAAGGGCCACGAGTACCTGATTGAGCAGGTCCAGCACACCGGCGGTGACTCCATCGCCACGGTGAACGACTCCGCTCAGCTGGTCCGCCTGTCCTTCAACCACCCGGTGAAGGAGCTGATCTGGTGCTACGCCAACGCCACCGCCTCGGTGGTGAACAGCATGTGGAACTTCTCCACCGGCACGGCCAACGTGGCCCTGACGGTGAGCGCCAACACGGCCACGGGCGTGACCTGCCTCCTGCCCCACGAGGTGGGCTGCCCGCATCTGCTGTCCAACACGTCTGGTGTGTCCAACGTGTTCTGGATGGAGGAGGGCATCCGTATTGCCGGTGCCGGTGGTGTGGAGGTCGGCCCGCTGAACAACTTCAAGCTGATCCTGAACGGCCAGGACCGCTTCAAGGAGCAGCTGGGCAAGTACTTCAACCAGTACCAGCCGTACGTGTACCACACCGGCACGCCGTACCCGGGCATCTACTGCTACAGCTTCGCGCTGCAGCCGGAGGAGCACCAGCCGACCGGCACCTGCAACTTCTCGCGCATTGACAACGCTCAGGTGTCCGTGGCGCTGAAGTCGGGCTCCCAGGCGACCCTGCAGAAGCTGTTCGCGGTGAACTACAACATCCTGAGAATACAATCTGGGATGGGAGGTTTGGCGTTCAGCAATTAAACACCCCATAGGTAGAAAGCATGGGTGGTATAAACTAAAAATCATAAAAAGCGGGCCTCGGCCCCAAAAATCCCACCATATATGGGGGGTTTTTGAGGACGATCTGGGTTAAAGAAACCACCCACTATAGTAACAAATGACGGAAGAGACGAAGAGATGTACGAATTGCACGCGGGGCCCTCAGCCTCTTGAACAGTTTATCGGTGCACGTGGTTATCCAGTATCGACTTGTGCAAAGTGTCGTGAAAAGGGTAAGAAAGCTGACGCCAGGCCCGACCGCCAGGAGTACCACACGGAGCTTCAAAAGGCCCGTGGCGCGGGCTACTCGAAAAAATCAACTGAAAAAAAGAAATCGAACCCACCCCCACCGGAACACAATCTCGAACAGAAGTGTGAATGGATATCGGACGAAAAAACGAAAGAGCGGCTGAGTCTGTGGAAACGGCTCAATATTCATGATCGTCTAAGTGGAATCAAGCGTGTGGCCATATCCAAAGGCATTGAATGGCACCTGACGGATGAAGAGGCCGGGAAAATGTTGACGAGTCCATGCGTCTATTGTGGTCACTTGGACCTGGCGGTCCGGCTGAACGGCATTGATCGCCTGAATCAACAGGGTCATTACACAACAGAAAACACAGTAGCGTGTTGCTGGACGTGTAATTTTATGAAGGGGTGTTTCGATCCTCGGACATTCATTGAACAATGCAAGAAGATCAGTACGTGTGCACACGAGTTTCCGGACGTGCCTATACAGACGAATATAAGACCTCGGAAGTTTACGGGTCCGTCACCAACTCCAGCTCAAGAACAGGAAACTCAAACCAATCAAGAGCCATCCCAAGATCCACAGACTCTATAGGAAACGCTAGAAGGACATCCACGTCTATGAACTCGGCCATTTCGTCAACTTCGCCGCAGAACAGATTCTTGGCCCGAATCCGTGCTGCCCACGCGTCGTCGAGCTGTATCAGAGACGTCTTTTTACGAAAAGAAATCTGGAGAGTCCGGTCGTCACAGTCTTCGTTGGCGCAGTGCTCCGAGGCGAACGTATATGGCGCCAGATACGTCATCCTATAGAGCTTCTTCTCGAGTTCTTTCTTATTGTAAAGAGCCTGGCAGAGCTCCATCCCCTCTTTGTATTGCGCGTCAGTCAGCGACTCCTTGACCGAGTCTATGAAATCAGACACGGAATGCATCTGGTCCTAGACAAAAAACCTCTACAGACTTTAAATGCTCATCTGGCTTTTGATCCTTCTGTCGCTCGCGCTGCTCGTCAAGACGGTGAGCCCGTATGTGTCGTTCAGCCCCAAGACCCTCTACACGTCCTCCGTGCCCCACTGGATGCGTGACGTGGACCCGGGTCTGAAATTCAGAGTTTCTGACCGCGAATGATGACTTCGTACTCAAACGTACTGGCGCCAAAGTTTTCTTGCAGGCTCTGTGCACACACCACGGGATCGAATCCCGGATTACAGCAAAAAACGTCAACATACACGGTCCCGTGCTCGGGGTACGTGTGTGCTGAAAAGTGGCTCTCGGACAGGACGAGAACTCCGGTCGCGCCATGAGGCGCGAACTGGTGGAACGATCGCCCTACGACCGAGAACCTGCACTCGTTGGCGACTCGGTCCATACAGGCCTCGAGCTGGGCCACGGTGGTGATTTTCAGGCCCCCCAGGTGTCCGATGAGGTGCTTCATTTATATGTCAAGAGGCCCTCTCCTTTATGGCGTCATGAAGATGGCGCGGAACGTCATAACAGCGAGGGCGGTGGAAAGGGCCAGAAAAAGAGAACCGAACACAATGTTCGGGACGTCCTTGGGGGGTGCGGCGCCCGACTTGGATGTGGACAGGGGGTTGTTGGCCTGGTAGACGGTCGCAGTACCGAGCGCAAAGTACAAGACCGTCAGAACAAACCCGAACAGTGCAGTTGCAGACAGCTCGGGCATTTATTATGGCTCGACAAAATAAATAGCCTAAAACCGATTGTACTTGGGCGTGTTCAGAACGGTGAAGAACAGGTACAACATGAAAAAGCCGATGATGATGGCGGTGATCGCCTTGATGTTCACGGCCGGGATCTGGCGCCGGCCCGGGTCCAGAAAGTCCTGGATGCCTGTAATCATGAGCAGCACGGCCGCACAGACGTAGATCGCCTTTGCGAGAATCCACGTGTGGAAGCTAGCCGGCTGGATATAGCCGCCACGGGGCTGGTTGAACATGCTCGGGTACGAAGCCATTTATTACTTAAGGATATTTTTATCTGGTCTATTATGAACTTTACGTACCTGGACCCACGGGAGATATTGGAACGTGTGCTACAGCCACCCGTCCAGCCCCTCGAGCCCATACCGTGCGAACTCAATGAAAAGTGGAAAAATTTCGAAAAAGAAATTGGCGAGTACAAACTCGAGTGGGCGACGGCTCGCCGCGACCTGGCGATGGCCTCGGCCGAACTTTCGATCAAGCGTGAGGACATCCTACACATGCGCAGCGTCATAGATGGCATGGTGAATACACGTTTAAAGGAGAACCTCGAGAAAGTAGTACAGGAGCACGAGGAGGCGGAGGGCATCGAGACGCTGACGCAGCACTGCAGGGAGCTGATGGGCCAAGTGACTGAGATGGAGAAGGTGCTGAAGGATACGCACGCTGAAAGGTACGCGTCATTTATTTGCTTTGTTTGCATGGAGCGCCCTGTTGACTTGTTCCTGGACCCCTGTGGTCACGTGATGTGCGGATCTTGCTGGGTCCGCACGTTAAACAAGCGCGAGTGCCCTGGGTGTCGCGGGGCCTTGCGTGAAGCCAAAAAAATCTTCACGCTCTCGTAACTCAGTTGGTTAGAGTGTTGGTCTTATGTACCAGAAGCCGCGAGTTCAAGCCTCGCCGGGAGCAACCCCTATAGTACAATGGATAGTATAGCGATCTTCTAAATCGTCGATGCCGGTTCGAGTCCGGCTAGGGGTGTTTACTTTCTTTTAGGAATTACAGGGAGGGCGAGCTTCACGGTCCCGTTTGCGTTGGTCATGTACACAGGTGCGTAGCGAGGGTTCACTTGGCGTAGGCGCCAGTTGGCGTTGGTCCGGCCCTTGCCACCCCGCCAGATGGACTGGATCGTCGTCGCAGCACGGTGGGCCCGGTTCAGGCGGTTCGGTGAAAGGTTGCCGCCACCTAGCCGCGAGACGCGCGGGAGGTTTCCCAGGGCGCGGCCCGCCGCGTTCCGGTTGCCGTGGTGAGCATTGATGACGTTGCGAATGAAGCCGTTGGCGAGGGCCCGGTTGCTCGGTGTGTATCGGTTGAGGTTGAGGCTCTCGAGGCGCATGGCCTCAGCCAGGAGGGTCGACAAGATCATTGTGCGCTCGCGGCGGTTCGGGCTCACCGGCACGTTGTTGAAGTTCAGACGGCGCGGGGTCGCCATCACTGCGTTAAATTTAGTGAATATTAAAGTTGGAGGGTATTGTGATCTGACCTTAGCTCAGTGGTAGTAAGCGAAGGACTGTAGTTCCTTAGGTCGGTGGTTCGATCCCGCCAGGTCAGACTCAACGGTTCCATAGTATAACGGTTAGTACGGCAGACTCTGACTCTGTAAATGTGTGTTCGATTCACACTGGAACCTTCGACCCGAGCAAGTCGTTAAAAGGTTCAGGCTCCTGTGGCCTAATTGGTTAAGGCGTCAGGCTGTTAACCTGTAGATTGTGAGTTCGATTCTCACCGGGAGCGTTTAGAGACTTGATGTCTCTCTTCATTAGATGGCGACCACGAAAGTGTGTACGAAATGCAATGAAGAGAAGATGGAAACAGAATTTCCATTTAGAAATGATAATCAAAAATACAGGAGTTGGTGCAAGATATGCGAAGCAGAAAGGGTGAGAATTTACGCATCTGAAAACAAAGGGTCTGTTAAAGTCTCACAAAAGGCAAAATACCAAAAATATAAAGAAAAATACTACGCAAGGCAAAAAGAGTGGATAAAAGATAATTTAGAGTCGCATCGAGAATATCACCGAGTCTATTCGGCTGATAGATATAAAAATGATATAAACTTCAGGATCGCGAGTGCCATGCGTAGCAGGGTCCGGGCAGCCATCAAATCGGGTAATGGTGAAAAAGCTGAGTTGACGATGAACTTGATAGGATGCACAGTCGAACAGCTTCGAACATTCCTCGAAGCGGATTTTGAAGAGGGTATGACACTGGAAAACTATGGCGAGTGGCACATAGATCACATCCGCCCGTGCGCCTCGTTCAACCTCGAGGATCCTGAAGAGCAAAAGAAGTGCTTTCACTGGACAAATCTACAGCCTCTTTGGGCATTGGATAATATTAAGAAAGGCGACAAATGGGAAGAGCCTACGCATTCCATGCATTAGGCACCGAGCGCCGTGCGGTCGACCGACCACGTGAAGACACGCGTACAGGCGACTTGCTCAGGGGCGCGTTCGCGCGCCCACCGGTGTTCACCTGGCGTCCGACCCAATTCCAAAAGTTGATCGTCTTTTGGTGTTTCTCGATGCTGTTGGCGTTGAGACCCTTGAGGCCCGCACGGACCTTCCAGTTGGCGTTGTTCATCGCGACCCGGCGCGACTTGAGAATCTCATGAATCATGTGTTTGGCGGCAATCCGCTTGTTCATGTTCAGCCCCGTGATGTTCTTCATCATGCCACGGGCCAAGTCAAACTGCTTATTCTGCCAGGCCTGAAACATCGTCTTCGGAACGCCCCTGATTATTTTCGAACGGTTTGCGATGCTATTGCCGCGAAGGGCCACGCGGTTGTTCAGAACGAGCCACACACCGTGCGGATCGGGCTTTCCAGGTACAATCTTGTAGCGGGCCCCGGAATTCACGGGTATGTAGAAACGGGGCGCGACTGCGTTGAAAACGCTCCACCACTCACGGACCAAGAGGTTCCTAGGCTTGTTTGGAGCACTCATTCTATATAAAGATGACCGGAATTAATTTGAATAATGAAGGTGCGTATCCCCGCGGCCCTTCGCGAGCAAGTCTGGCTGGCCTTTTGCGGGGATCGGCTCTTTAAACACAAGTGCCTCGTCACGTGGTGTGAAAACGTGATGACGCCCTTTAGTTTCGAGGTGGGTCACAACGTGCCCGAGGCCAAGGGTGGCGCGACCGACCTGAACAACCTCCGGCCCATATGCGCCAAGTGTAACCGCTCTATGGGTGACGAGTACACGATCGATCAATTTTCGGCACTCTCGAGTGCACGTGATCATCGCCATCTCTGGGAGTGCTTCCGGTTAAAAGAAAACGACGTCTAGGTAATAAGATGGCCGAGATCTTTCGGTTTTACCCGGAGGGCAAGACCCTATTCATCGAGGTCCTCGGCAACGAGTACCTGAAGCGTCAGCCGGCCAATCCAGATGACGCGCAGAAGTTCGCCGAGGGCCTGAAGCCAATCGTGGCACAGGTTGAGGACTTGGTGCGGGCCCAAAACATGCGCGAGGTCTTGATCCTGAACCTAAAGGGCGTTGGCCTCGCGTCTCTAAACGCGCAGACGACGAGCCAGCTCGTGAATCTCCTGTACACGATCCGCTCAGACGACGAGGCTTTCCTGGACCGTGTGGAGATTCAAAACTCGAATCCTCTTTTTGAAATGTTCTATGGGCAGGTCAAGCGCAACCTGCCGCCCAAGCTCGTGAGCCTAATTACCTTTGTGAATTGAAAAGTTGCGGATGGTCACGGGGGCCTCACGCCAAAAAGTCTTGGGGTCTGTTTCGTAAAGCTCAAAAAGTCTTTGATTGTCTTCTTGGCGGAGAATCTCAGGATCCCGGCCTTCGCGGTCCTTGAGGCCGACGGGAAAGTCCTCGAGTAGGACCGTCTTGAGGGCCATCAGCTCCGGTGAATAAAGACAGGCCAATTCGTATCCTATATCAAGATCAAGCCCGTCTGGTTCGGTCTTGACCCAAAAGTGTTCGCAAATTTCGCCTGAAGAAATACAGTACCCATGGACTACACGCGCCTCTATTTTTTGAGCGGCCAAGTACTTCATGAGTACTGCACAGTGATGGACGACGGTTCCGCCTATTTTATTCAATTTCATCCGCTGGGCAATTCTTTTCAAGTCCAGATCCATTGAGAGGGGCCCTGAAAAAAAAGAGGTTCTGTGTACGCGAGGCTCGCGGTCCAGAAACCCCAAGTACCAAACACAAACATGGACCTCAAGGCTCTCCGCACCCCTACCCACACAGCCCTCGAGCTCGCGGCCGCACGCGCCGGTACACAGGCCCGGACACCTCGCCTCGTGCACGCCGCCTCGAAACCCGAGCGCGTCCTCGAGCCCGTGGCCCGCTCTGAAATATGGAAGCAGTACCACGCGGGCGCTCTCCGGGACGGCCACCCCGAGCCCGAGCGCTTTGCTGACGCGGCGGTGCGCGAGCGAACACAGACTCTGCTCAAAAAAGAAAAGCGCTCCAAGGTGGCGTTCCTGAGCGACCCACCCAAGCCGCCCACTGCTGCGCAAGAGGCGGGCTCCAAGCCTTCGGCCCGTACCAAGACCGCCGGAGCCAAGTGCCAAGCCAAGACGCTAGAGGGCCGCCAGTGCGGCTTTGCGGCCACCTGCGGCCCCTTTTGCAAAAAGCACGCGCCGAAGGAGCCGCCGCGGCCCCTGTTCCAGCTCGTGACCGACGCGCGCCGCTTCACCAACGCCCGCCTCAAGGGCTTTGTGAACGCCAAGCCCTCCGTGGTGAACAAGGTGCTCGGGCCACCGAACGGCCTCCCTAACGACTTGATAGAGTCTGAGTGGAAGCTGGTCTTTTCCGACGGCACGCCCGCCACCCTCTTCTACACTCGGACAGACCCCTCGCTGCACGTCTGCGGTGAGGACGTGGGGATCATCGGTCGGGTCCGCCAGCTGCTCGCCCTCTAAAAACTTCTAGCGGTGTAATAGAGACATGGACTGGAACTACATATGGGCAGCCCTTTTCATCAACTTTCTCCTCGTCCGCGTCGTCCCTAAAATAGTGACGAAGCCCACCGGTTTCGGACCCGTGGATGACGTCGTCCTTTATCTGAATACCCAGGATGGGTTCCTTCTGAGCTCTAGCCTGGTCCTGGCCCTCGTTATTTACCTGACGCATTACTGGATGGACAGCAGCTCGGTGGGCACGGTTGTCAAGAGCCCCCTCGTGTAAGAGTGGTCCCAGGACACTATGCGCTGCTCGTAGCAAGAGGCCATTTTACTGACCAGATCTTCGTATACTGGATGGCCCCATACGAGATCCTTGGTAAATAGAAAATCATCAAAACCTATCGGGCCTAATTTACACTCGACGACGAAAGGAGTCTGCACGTACTCCTTGAGTCCCCCATAGTCGGTGATCACGACTGGTTTGTTACGGAGAGCCGCCTCTACGGCCCCCATACCAACCCCTTCGGAGTGTGAGCAATTCACGTAGCAGTGACCCTTGGCATGCACGTTTTCCATTTGCTCGTCGGACAAAAGTCCGTTGATGACCGTCACCTGCGGGTGGTCGATCTGCACGGGGCGCGTACACGTCGCCTTGATGAGCAGCCGCGCCCCAGGGAAGTTCCCCACGGCCCGAATCAGAGCGTTAATATTCTTCCGTGGATCGGCCACATTCCCGATAGTATAGAAGATGTAAGGTTCCGTCACGAGATTGACACGGGGCGCAGACGGTCCCTCGGCGAACAGCCGCAGGATCCTCCAGTCACCCAGGTGGAATTGTTTCTCTAGGACCCTCTGACAAAATTCAGAAGCCACGTACAGGGTCTTGTATCGGTCGACCAACATGCCATAGGACGGGTGGACCGTCTCGGTTTCGCAAATTGTCATATATATCATCTTTGAGCAATACTTGGCGTACTGGTCAACGATGTCTAGCTGGTCGGCCAAGGGCAGGACAAAGGCGAAACCAGTCGTGTATTTTTGGTGTTTAGGAACCTGGCCAAATTCGACGTACTCGCCATCGGGCACGAGACGGCTGTACCGCTTCGTCACCTGCCCTATACCGGCGAGGGTCGTTGGTCCTATGAAAAGCCACATTAATTACTGAGACTCTTTACCCTTTAGGTCAGCGAGCATCATGCGGCTGGCCAGATCTTCGAAACTCACCTTCGGGCTCCATTTCAGAATATCACGGGCGCGCGTAGGATCGGCCTGCAGGAGGTCCACCTCAGCCGGGCGGTAAAACTCGGGATTTACGCGAATCACGAGGTTTCCATTGGACCCGTCATACGCCTCCTCGTCCGGGCCTGTGCTTCGCCATAGGAGGCGCAGACCGGCCGCCTTTGCCGCCGCCTTGATGAAGTCCTTGATCGTGTGGGTCTGGCCCGTACCAATCACAAAGTCGGCCGGCTCGGGCCCTTGGAGCATAAGCCACATCGCCTCGACGTAATCCTGTGCGTGGCCCCAATCGCGTCGAGCATCGAGGTTGCCGAGCTCGAGGACGGGTGGGTTCGCGTCACCAGCCGCCACCGCGCGCACGTACTTGGCGAGACCGATGGTCGTCTTGCGCGTCACGAAATCCTCACCGCGCCGCTCGGACTCGTGGTTGAACAGGATACCTGTACACGCGTAGAGGCCGTACGACTCGCGGTAGTTGCGCGTGATCCAGTACCCGAAGAGCTTGGACACACCGTAGGGGCTCCGGGGCCAGAAGGCCGTTTCCTCGTTTTGGGGCGCGGACGCCTTGCCGAACATTTCAGAAGTACCCGCCTGATAAAACCGAATCTTTCTCTGAAAACCAGACTGTCGAATAGCCTCGAGGATACGGAGGGTCCCGAGGGCGTCGACGTTGGCCGTGTACTCAGGCTGGTCAAACGAAACCTTGACGTGCGACTGAGCACCTAGATTGTAAATCTCTAGGCGCTCGAATTGTTCGAAAGAGTTGACGAGTGCAATCATCCGGGCCGTATCGGTCAGGTCACCGTCGACCACGTGAAAGAATGGATTGGACTTGAGGTGCTCTATGCGCTCGTGTTTCTTCTCCGAGCAGTACCGCGTCAGGCCGTACACGATATAGCCTCGCTCGAGCAGGAACTCGGCGAGGTAACTCCCATCCTGGCCCGTTACGCCCGTGATGAGTGCCGCGTGCATTAACGGTAAAGAGAGGGGAGTTTTTAACTTCAGCAGCAATAAAAAAGCTCGGCAAAGGTAGATGACGTTGGTCAACGTCCTCGCCATGACTGTGGCTGAGATTTTTGGAAATGCAAATCTCAAGCACTTTGCGGGGGGTGCTGGCCACAACGGCCACCTCGTGGGAGGGTGCGTAGGGTACGCCTGCGTCATGTATTTTTTGATTCAAAGTTTTGCCACGACATCTATGCTCGTGACGACGTTCCTATGGGAGGGGATGATCGCTGTACTCGGGTCGGCCTATGCGCTCTTCGTCCTCGGTGAGCGCTTCACGTCATGGATCCAGTATCTGGGCGTGGCCCTCATGGTCCTGGCCATGTATATGATTCATAAGGGTTAGAGGACCGGCTCGTCTTGAATATAAGATGGACGAATTCCAAAAGCATGTACTCGAGCGACTCACGAATGTCGAGGCCGAGCTGCGGGAACTGCGGGACGTGACGTGGCCCGTGTGTCAGGCGAAGCTTGACGGTCAAAATTCTATGAATAATATTTTTCAAAAGAAAACTCTTCTCAGGTGGTTGGACGTCGACGAGATACGGAAGCTGCTCTGGTCCAAGGGACGGCTCATGGGTCTCACTCGAGACCAAGTCGCATCCGAACTTCGGGAGATCCTGGTAGTGGAACCTCTGGCGGACGCGGTATGAGGTCCGTCGTGCCGTCGGTGTGCTTGCCTCGGGTGATGAAATCCTCGAACGTCTCGGGCGTCTGGTGCTCGTGGTGGCCATCCTTGGCGTGCGCGTACGTCTGGAACTTGCGCCAGATGCGCATGGGTGTGCCAAAGCTGCTCAGGTGCCACCCTGCAAACTGAAAGACGGGAAACTTCCACCTATGGTCCCGGAAGTAATTGGGACCCATGCGTCTCATGAGTTCGACGTTGGTGATGACGGTCCCAAACCAGGGCTCGCCCGTGAAGAGGTACTTGAGGCTGTACTCGAACATCCACATGTGGACCGAGCAGACGACGGCCGGGAGTTTCTCAAAAGGCACCTTGGTCATGTCTGGGATCTCGTCCACGTCACTAATCATCACGAGGGACTCGGGCGCGGCGTCCTCGATGCCCCGGAGGATCGCCTCACGCTGATACTTTTCACGGGACCATGGATTCGGATCCTTGGGGGCCTCCTCGGCCGTCACGATGACGTGCGTAATCTTCGGGAGCCACTTGGCGAAGCGCTCTTTATTCGCCTGAAAGTGGAGCTCCTTGGGGCCTCCCACGTGGTTCACCTCTGCTTCGACGAGTACGAAACGATCAACGTACTCGTCGAGCATCTCGAGACGCAATTCCAATAAATCTAATTCGTCTGAAAACATGAAGGCGTCGATCAGCATGGTGCCACCGTGTACTTATAGTAAAGCTTACCCTTAACTTCGAGATTTTTCAAAATTTTCATATTGTTTTCTTTGTGGCCACCCGGGCCCGCCACGACGTGCAGTGCGTCAGACGCGAAGCCGTATCCAAACTGGCGGACGTGCTGGCCGACGTTACACTCGGGTGTGTAGACCGTCTTGCGCTGGATGCCCGCCTTTTCGAACAGATTGCAGAGGAGCATGTCGTCGTGCCACGTCACGTCCAGGAGCTCCTTGAACTCGGGTAGGGCGTCCTGGACCCATTTAGCCTTGACGATCACGGATCCGTACCCCTCGAGGACGTCGAGTGGCGCGCCGTGCTGCCGCGGAAAGTGATCCCTGAAGTAATCTTCAAACGTGAAGCCGGAGAGCCCCCATGCAGACCTGGTGTCGGTCAGGTGCCACTTGAGCAGGTTCTTGGCGAGATGCGGGTCGTATGTCGTGTCGTCGTCAACGTAGATGATGAGATCGTCGGGCAGGAGCTTGAGCGCCGGGGCGATGAACTTCGTGCCCGGACCAAAGTCTTCACACTCTGTGTTCATGACCACCTTGGGGCTGATGGACCATAGGTAATCGGGAACGTGACCGTCCCACTCGGGAAAGCGCGTGTACCTGCGTGGGATGTTGAGCCAGATCTCGTGACACGTCTGCAGGGCCAGACCCTGCAAGATCGGCCCGAGCTTATCGAAACGACTCGGGATGGTCGTGAGGCTAATGACGACCTTCATTTAGGCATCAAGACTATTTCATCTTTAACGTAACCATCTTCAAGGTCCCAAGAGACGCCATCTATCGTGAGTTTTTGCGCGCCCCGGTGAATCAAGGCACCGGCCCCCACCCGTAGGCACTTGGCGCCTATGCCGAGCCGTATCAGAGCCGTCACGTCGTGGTCGTCGGCCCGCGCCTCGTTGATCGTCACGAGCTTGCGCTCCGGACCCTCGTGGCCACCCCACACCTCGTCCGACTCCGTCATGTACGACTGCGTATTGTGAAATCCAAAAGTATCTGGGTAGACGGTCCCCTCCATGGCGAACTTGACAGCCTCGGCTCGAGTAGGTAGGGTGGCCCGTGGACACCTAAGGGCCATGCATGCGGAGAAGAACACGTCTTCGCTCAAGTCACCCCTCTGAAAATTTTGACAAAATATTTTTAAAATTTTAGGATTACGGATGGACAAGGCACCGTTGCCCTGAAAGACCCTCGGGTCCCCTACGGGAAAGTGGTGCCACGGGGCTCCGACCCAGTCGTACTTGAGGAAGCGCAACACGTCATTCTTGCGTATACCCGTGTCGGTCATAAAGAACAGCACGCGGTCACCGTGGAATTGGTCCCAAAACTGGGGTCCCGTGAGCAAGTCGTTGAACTTGGCAAGGGTGAAGGGCCCCTCGAGGCCGAGGTCGGCGATGCGGACGTTCGTGTCAGGTCCGATAATTTCTTTTAAAATTTTAAAATTTTCTTTTGATCCTAGGATCGTGAGGGCGGCGTGTGGCAGGTGGCATGAGAAGTTGGCTAGGGCCGAGCGCAAGTCGGGGTCGGGTCGGGTCTCGATGAGGACCCCCTCGAGCGGCGCGCGTGCGGGGTGGGTACGAAAGTCGTGCTCCCACGGTTCATTTTTGAAGTCGGTGAATGTCCTCATTACTTACTTTTTCGTGTATATAATCATTAAGTCATCGTAGCGCCCCTTGACGTGACGCGTGTCGGAAAGTTCTACGGCCCAGCCCGTCTCGCTGCCCGCCATCATGAGGACCTGCGCGTCCTCAATGTTCTGCACGTCCTCGATGATGTACGCACCACCGCTGCGGATACGGCCTCCAAGCAGGTGGAGCGAGGCCAATTGGTCGTGCAGGGTGTGACTCCCGTCATCGATGATGAAGTCAAACTCGCCCTCGAGCTGGCTCACCGCTTCGGGATTCGTGGCGTCGAGCAGTATGGTCTTGATCTTGGGAACGGTCAAATCAAACGAGACCAAGTTGGGGTTGATGTCAAGCCCTACAATCTCAGAGTCGGCGTGGTCGAAATAGTCGGCCCAGGCACGTAGGGAGCCACCCGTGAAGACGCCAATTTCGAGGAGGCGCACAGCATCGTGACGCTTCGGCTCGAAGACGCGCTCGTAAGCCGCCAAGTAAGAATGGGTCGTGTTCTTATCAGTGCCCGTATGCACTACGCCTTCGTAACGCTGGAAGATCTCCTCCATCTGTAATCACAGCTACTCTACACTTTAACAGCCACACCAATACCCAGGAAAGATCCCGCCACGTCCGGATACTGATCCGTAAATTCATGAAAAGTGTACTCGGAAGATTCATCCGCCTTGAGCTCGTTCCAGAATCTGCTCACTCCCGGACAGGCGTCGTTCACTATATCGTGGAATACAAAGACCCTGCCATGGCTCTTGCACGTGTGGTAATCGAGGGCGACGCCGTCATACGAGTGGTCGCCATCAATGAATATGACGTCATAAAATTCCTTGTCGATGTGCTTTATGAATTCCCTTGACGTCGAATATGCCTGCATGAAATTAGACTCGGGGTTCTCCCTGCAGTACGCTGCAACCGGCGAGTCGATGGGGTCGACGGCGAGGCTCTTCGTGAAGGGGCCAAACTTTTTCAGATACTCGCATGTGAGAATGAACGTCCCACCCCATCTGCAGCCAATCTCGAGATAGGACGTGGCACCGAGACCCGATAGAAAAATTAGATATTTTGAAAATTGATTCGGGTACTGCCATATGCGGAGGCCGCCCGTGTTTTCGCGAACAAATTTTGGTTGCTCCGACGGCATCTCGTTGTTGAAGCCAAGTCGGCCCATGAGGGCCTCGATGAATTCGGGGCGCAGCAGGTCATCCCTCGTGCAAGCTCGGATAACCTCCATGGTATTCAAATATCTATTTCCTTTAAAGTATTAACGCACAAGTCTTTCATGAAGGTGTTCATTTATTGCCCGCATCACAAAACTGGTGGACCGGAGTGCCTCCACCAGTATTGTGATATGTTGAATTCAATTGGAGCGGATGCCTACGTATTCTATTGGAACATAGCGGATCAATCGCCCGTCGATCTCCCGATGATATACACTGAAAAGTACTCCAACCTGAAGTGCGCCAAGGAAATAGAAGACTCGGCTGAAAACCTGCTAATAATTCCAGAAATAGTGTCAATAAAGAAAATTAGAAATGAATTTCCTAATATCCGAGTGGCTGTGGCGTGGCTGTCACTGACGTGGGGTCTGCCCCTTATGGAAGAGTACCTGGCCGACTCTAAACTCATTCACATATTCCAGTCTTACCTGGCCAAGACGCGCGTGCTGCAGGAGGCGGCGGGGCCGCTCGAGACGTTTGATTTGGATGATTATATATCAGATGAATACACGTCTGCGACGTGGGATAAGTGGGACAAGGAGGAATGGGTCGCCTATAACCCGGCCAAAGATTCCGATACGCCGTCTATTTGTATGGAGATTTGCGCCAAGTGCGTCCCCATCCAAAAAATGACCCCCGCCAAGGTGATTGAAACCCTCAAGAAATGCAAGGTTTATATGGATCTAGGGACTCATCCCGGTCGTGACCGCATGCCACGTGAAGCGGCGCTACTGGGCTGCGTCGTGATCACGAACAAGATGGGGTCCGCGGCCCACTACGAAGACGTCATGCTCGACACGCGCGCTGAAGAGCGTGTAGACCAGGTGCGCTTTGTGAAAAAGGCTCTTGAAAATTACAATTCTATGATTAAAAATCAAGACGAATATGTTCGCGTCATCAAGGGGCTCAAGGATAAGCTCTCTTTGCAGATGCGTGCATTTATTCTAAAAATACAAACGGGTGAGACTGTTCCGACGCCCCCTACTAACCTCGCCTAGTACAGCCAGTGATCGTTCGCCAGGGACCACTGGACGACGTCCGTGATGCGCTCGCGCAGACTAATCTTGGGCTCCCACCCCGCCTTCTTGAGGCGCTCACCTGACAGGGCGTACCGCAGGTCGTGACCGGGGCGGCTCGAGTGAAAGTCGACGAGCTCGTAACGCAGGGGCTTGCTGACCGCCTCGGCGATATACTGCGCCAGGGTCAGGTTGTCCACCTCCTCCTTGCCCACCACGTTAAACTTGGGGCAGTACCCGGGCATGCCTGCATCGGGCTCGTTTTCTATGATGAAGTGGATGGCGTCGGCCACGTCGGATGCGTGAATATAGTGCCGGCTACCGGGGATCGTCCGCGTCTCGTCGGAGTGGATGAAGATCTTCTCACCCGCGCGCACCTTGCTGATGCACATGGGGATGAACTTCTCGGGGTGCTGACGCGCACCAAAGATATTCATAGTGTGGGTAATGGTCACGGGAATCTTGTACGTGTTGCGAAAGGCCACGCACAGCTCCTCCCCGCCCGCCTTGGCGGCCGAATACGGGTTCGTGGAGTTGTACCGGTCGTACTCGTCATAGGCCACACCGGGCGGCGCCGGTCCGAAGATCTCATCGGTCGAGAAATAAATGAAATTTTTCAAATTCTTTTGCTTCCGGGCAAAGTCGAGCATCGAGCAGGTCCCGACAACGTTGTCGAGGACGAAATTCACGGGCTGATCGATGCTACGGTCGACGTGGCTACTCGCCGCCACGTGGATGATGTAGTCAAACTGCCCGAGTTGCTTCATGAGGGGCTCGTTAATCTCGGAACGCAGGTCGTGATGGTACATCTTGTACCGGTGCTTCTGGTCTTCGGGCAGGACCTCATAGACGCGATTCAGGTTGCCTGAATAACTGAGGCGATCCAGCCCTACAACCTCGAGCTCGGTCGTCTTGATGAAATTCTCAACAATGTGATGGCCGACAAAGCCCGCTGACCCGGTGATGAGAGCACGGCCCTTCATGTACACTTAAAACTGTCACTATCTTTAACGTTAGTAATGGCGACCACATGTTTGGCCTGTGGTGACGCGGCCCTCGTGCCCTGCCTAGACCTCGGTGCACAGCCTCTGGCGAACGAATTCAAGGATTCGGAGACGGCTCCCGAGGACGTCTATCCTCTGGCCGTCGTGCGCTGCACCCGGTGTGACCACCTCCAGCTCGATTATTTCATAGATCCGGATCTGATGTTCAAGAATTATCTGTACGTGAGCGGCACGAGTGACACGTACCGCGAGTACCTCTCGTGGTTCGCCAACAAGGTGGCCAAGGCGGGCGACCGCGTGCTCGATATTGGCTGTAACGATGGCACGCAGCTGGATATGTTCAAGGCTCTGGGCTGCGAGACGTGGGGGGTCGACCCGGCCGAGAACCTATGGCCGGTGAGCTCCGCCAAGCACAACGTGACTCTGGGGTACTTTGACGACGCCTACAACCCCGGGGTCACCTTTGACGTCATCAACGCTCAGAATGTCTTTGCTCACAATAGAGATCCACTAGGCTTTCTCGTTCGGGCCAAGCGCATCATGCACCCGGGGACCCGTGTGTACATCCAGACGAGTCAGGCGGATATGGTGCTGAACGGAGAGTTTGACACCATTTACCACGAGCACATCAATTTCTTCAACGTTCTTTCTTTCAAAAAGTTGGCCGAGCGCGCCGGGCTCGTGCTTCTCGACGTCATCAAGACCAAGATTCACGGAACGAGCTACATGTTTGTCGTGGGCCTCGAGGGCACCCCCGATGATCGCGTCGCGTCTGAGCTCGCGCGCGAGGAGGCGGCTGGTCTCCACGCCGCCGCGACGTATGACACGTGGGCCAAGAACTGCCACGCGTTCGCCGCCAAGGTCCGGGCCGACCTGGACGGCAAGTACGTCGTCGCGTACGGGGCGGCCGCCAAGGGCAACACTATGTTGAACTTTCTCAAGTTCAAGCCCGAGGTCATAATTGATGACAACCCTCTCAAGCAGGGCAAGTTCAGCCCGGGGGTCCGCGCGCCCGTGACGGGCTCCGGACACATCGTCACCTTGCCCGCCGTGCAGCCCGTCGTGTTCCTCCCCTTGGCATGGAATCTTTTTGATGAAATTAAAAATAAAATTATTCGTCTGCGTGACAGCCCACTTGATTCGTTCTATAATCTAAAGGTTTAGGTCTGAAAATATAGAATGGACGTGGAGGTTTACCGTCCGGTCGTGCCCAAGCCGGGTCTTGGAAACTTGCTCATTTTGCTTTCGGTCTGCAAGTCGAACGGCGTCAAGTACGTCCACGAGGATGTGTTCGATTACGAATTTGGAAATTGTTTTAGCTTGCATGGTTTCACGATCACAAAACAGGAGGGGCGCTGTCCCCACTTGCCCGTGTATATAAATCAGGAAAATCGCGACACTGTCCACTCTCTGTGTCGTGACATCGTCAAGCCCACCGCCCACCTCATGTCCCTCGTCGCGCAACACGCCCACCTGTTGAACGGCGTCACCTTTGGCGTCAATATCCGCCGGGGCAACTGGTCGGCCGACTCGACGCAATTCGCCGGTTCGACCGATCCTAAATTCTATTTTTGTTCAGATTCAGGTCTCGAGCGATTCAAGCAATACATAGGGTCTGCCGCTGGACGCGTCTACGTCACGTCCGATTCACCTAGTACTAAGCGCCATCTTAAGGATATATTTGGTGACAAGGTGACTATGCTTGACACTGAATATACACACACGGCCGAACAGACGGACGAGACGGTCCATACGGTTAAAAATTTACAAGATGTCTACTTGTCGTGGTATCTATTGAGCATGTGTCCAGGCGTTCTCGTGACGGCCGGCCGCGGTGACTCGGTCGGCTTTTCGACATTCGGATACATGGCGGCCATTTATGGTGGAAAACCACTCCACTTTGTTTTCAACGAAGGCTGAGCCTCTTGCTTAGCGCAAGCTGAGCATGTATAGGGTCGAGCGGATCAGAGCAATAATCTCATCATAGATGTTGCGCAGGTACGAGTCCTTGGACAGGCGGCTCATGGCGCGCACACGCGTGAGCAAGGACCGAAAGTACTCCTTGGCCTTGCGCGGGTCTTTCATAAAGCGCTTATTGACATTGACTGAGCGGAGGCGGCCGTACTTGCCCATGTACGCCTCGGCCCATGAATCGAGAAGGGGGACGATGCCCTCATAGTACGCCTGAAGCGCCTTGTGCTCTGCGAAGGAAGGGGTCGTTAGATGGAAGGCGTGCGCCTGTGTCCGGGAGTTCATGAGCGTACCGACAAACCGGGCGGCCATTTAATTTCTGTCTAGAATTTAATGGCGGATCCAGAGTTTACAGAGATTCGGATCGCGCCCGGGACGATCCTATACAAGGGTCTCCCCGTCCCATGCACAAGCCTACTCAAGGACATTAGGAGCTTTTACCTGACAGACGACCAGGCCCACGCACGCAAGTACGGGAACGTATGCGCCTTCCGCGTCAAGAAGCTCTTGAGACTTTTTGAGATGAATCACGAGAACATAAAGAAGGTTCTTGCGATGCCCGGACTGTCCAAGACGCTCAAGTGGCGGCTCGAGACGGCGTTCGGCACGGGGATAAGCGCGGGGGAGCAGGCCCGGCGGCTCCGGACGCTCAAGGTGGGTAGCATTCCACGGGGTGTGAACAACTCGACGGCCGGGCAGCGCGCGTCATGGAAGGCGCTCAACAAAAAACTTGGAACTTATTTTTCTCAAGATTTTTTGAGGGTCCGTGGCTACGACGGCTACTATGCGGAAGGCAAGTGGTCGGTGTTCCACTCTGGCTATTTTTCTTCTGAAATTATGCTCACGAACGCGTACCAGAAGATTGAGCGGGCCGAGGGTCGCATGCCTGTTCTGTCCCTCCGGACGCTCAGCTTCCCACAGACGCTCGCTCGCCTATTCATGGAGTATAGCAAGCGTGAAAAGTACCTGATCAAGCCTCACCGAGAATTCGTCATCTTTTGCACGGGTGGCCAGGCTGTGAACCTGTACCTGCGGCAGAGGACCAGGGCTGCACGGGTCCGCCTCATTCGGCAGACGAGCGATTTTGATTTCAGTTTTGCAGTGAACAAACCGATCACGACCCTGGCCGTCCTCCAGCGCAAGGGTGCGGCGATGCGGCGCGTCATGCAGGTCCACATGGATGGGTTTGCAAAGTTTATAAACAAAAATTACAATGGCGCCAACGTCGAGGTGCGGTTCAAGCCGGGACGCCGCGTCCTCCATGCACCGGTACAGGTGCCAGCTACAGGGCGGCGGACGCACCTCGTGTACACGTGGCAGCTCAAGATTGGCGGGAAGCTCATAAGCGTGGCCGACTCGGCGCTTTCGCTCTACCCAGGCGTCTCGCGCTCTTGGCTGAGCAAGCGCTTTTCCTTCACGACCGGCGTCCCCATAGAGCAAGCCAAGTATCAACTTATGGACGCGCTTGGAATCCTGGCCGGCTCCTTCCTGCACAAGTCGCAGGTGGCCCAGCGCAACCCACTGACCGGTAATCCCGAAAAAGGCCAGAAGAATGTGGCACGTGCCAATCAGCTAAGCCGCGTCATCTCGAATCATGCAAAGAATTACGACCCCCGACTCGTCCGTCTGTCCACCAAGACTCAAAATCTTTTGAACAAAATTAGAAATAAAAATTTGAGTGGGTCGAAGATTGAGGCGGCGACGGTCGAGGCCATCGTGAAAAATTTGGTTCTGCGGGCGTGAGGCCCCTGGCCGGGAAGGGTCTTTCACCAAAACACAAAGAGTCACCTGGGCCAGTCTCCAAAAAAGCGAGTCTTGTGCACAGGACCCTACCGGCTCCCCACACCTTCACCAACCAAAACAAAGATGGCCGCCTCTTCCTTTGCCCTTGCCTGCGACGCCCTGGCCCGCGAGCGTGACCGCGTGTTCCTCCTGCAGGTCAGCGCTGACTACAAGATTGCCTTCGAGGAGCTCGAGGCCAAGTACCTGGTGGCGGCCGAGTCAGCCATCAAGGTGCCCAAGCAGAAGAAGGTCCGGGTGGCCAAGGTGACCGTTGAGGGCAAGCCCGAAGGCGAGCGGTGCCAGGCTCTCACTGCCAAGAAGGGTCAGTGCAGCTTCAGCCCTCTGAAGGGTGAGTGCTACTGCAAGCGCCACCTCAAGCAGCAGTCGGAGGCCCCTAAGCAGGACATCCCCAAGCCGGTCAAGCCTGCGCCCAAGAAGGCGACTGTCAAGGTGGAGCCGGTGCATGAGCACGAGCTCGATGGCACCAAGAACGTCGACTGCGACCTGTGCCAGACGCACGGTACGGCGCTTTCCGAAGAGCAGGAGTTTGAGGAGGCGGTGGAGGCGCCCCGCCCCACCCCTGAAGACAGCGAGGACGACCGCGAGGACGAGGACGAGAGCGACGGGGCGGCGGGATGGCCCAAGCCGGTGGCGGAGAGCGATGCAGAGAGCGAGTTTGACGCGGAGTGAGTGTAACGAAAAACGGGTTTTGTGAACAGCACGCGTCCGGCCCTCGTCCAAAAAACCCAACAAATAAACATGGCCCAGTACATCCGTCCCGCCCTTCGCACTCACCGCGGCTGCTACAACGAGCCGCGCCGGCTGCACCCCGAGGACCGCGCGCGGCTCCTACTCGCCACGCCGCCTGTTGTGCGCCGCGTGACCGAGTGGACCCCTTCGCTAGAGTACGATCTTATAGCTCGCAACATGCACCCCGACGTGCGTGAGGCCTACATCGCCAAGTCCGTGGCGTGGTTCGAGGCGCGCCCACCCATGACCCGCTCAACCGCACCGGCTCGCTCAAATGGCGTTGATCTCGAGGCGGCCGCGGCCATGATCACGAAGTGGGGGTCGGCCGCGCCTCTGGAAGAGTATCGCCGGGTGGGTTATTCGGAGGCGGCCGTCGAGCGCGTGCGCGCGCGGCGCCAATGGTACGAAGATCACTCTGACGAGCTTCAGGCGGAAATTGAGCGGCGCTGGCCGGGTTCGGCATCGTCCAAGCCAAAGAAGGTCATCAAGGCTGTTAAGAAGAAGATGCCTTAGACTATAAATGTCCACACCTCGATGGGCCGACCTAGAAGACGACGACGCACCCTGGCCCGAACCTCCCGAGATGCCCGAACCGAGTTCATACACGCCCCCGCACAAGCGCAGACCTCGCGTCGCGCCCAAAAAGTCGGCGGGCGCCAAGCCGGAAAAAGAAAAGGCGCCCAAGTAAAATAAGAATGAGTTGTGATGTGTGTTGCGACGCGTTCAACCTATCAAATCACAAAAAAGTTCCATGTCCGCACTGTCCATTCAATGTATGCACGAGTTGCGTCGAGAAATATATGCTCGACTCGCCCGACGACCCGCATTGCATGGCCTGCCGCAAGGGGTGGAATCGCGAAACGCTCTGCAACGTAATGCCAGTTAAATTCGTCACAAAGACGCTCAAGGCGCGCCGCGAGGAGCTCCTCTTCGAGCGCGAGCGCAGCCTCATGCCCGCCACGCAGGTCCATGTCGAGGCTGAAAAGAAGCGGCGGTACTACGAGTCGCTATGTGAAAAAGGTCGCGAACAGTTTCGCGATTTGACCGTGCAGTACACCAAGTGCTCCGTACAGCCACTCGCTATTCTGGCTGCGGAGATGGGCGTCCCGACCGAGTTCGAGGCGATGATCGAGCGCAGTAAGCGCTGTATCGACATTGAAAAGAAGATGCGCGATATTGAACTTGATATGAAACACTGGACGTTTTGTCGCGACGCGTGGTTCCGTCCTCAGCTCATCGCCGAGCGCCGTCAGTTTGTGAGAGCGTGTCCTCAAGGCGCGTGCAAGGGGTTTTTGAGCACCGCCTGGAAGTGCGGTCTATGTGAGAACTGGGCCTGTCCTGACTGTCACGAGGTCAAGGGCCGCGACAAGGACGCCCCACACACGTGCGACGCCAACAACGTGGCGACGGCTCGGATGCTCGAGAAGGACTCGCGCCCTTGTCCCAAGTGTGCGGCGCTCATCTTCAAAATTGACGGTTGTGACCTGATGTGGTGCACGCAGTGTCATACTGCATTCAGCTGGCGCCGCGGAACCATCGAGACGCGCCACATACACAATCCACATTATTATGATTACATGCGGGCCCGTGGTACTCTGGCGCGGGAGCCCGGAGACGCGCCGTGTGGCGGGCTGCCGTCATGGATGGCGATTTCCCGTATAACGAATTCCCCTAATATCACTACTATTCACCGCATGTACGGTCATATTCAGCATATAGTTCTAGCTAGATACACGACCAATGCCATAGAGGACAATCGTGACATCCGCATCAAGTTTATGATTGGTGATTTCACCGAAGAGATATTCAAAAAGAAATTGCAGCAACGCGAAAAGGCTCGACAGAAGAAGACGGATATACGGCAGGTTCTGGAGATGTATCAGACCGTGACCATAGACCTCATGCAATCGTTCCTAACGCACAAGAATCCCGAGATTGTCGTTGAAGAGTTTTCGCGGCTTCGAGACCACGTGAACTCTGAGCTCGGTGCGATATCCAGGCGCTACACAAAATGCGCCATTCCCACGATCCATGACAACTTCATCGTCTATTAGAGAAAAAGCTCGCAAGACTAATAAATGCAGATCTTTGTGAAGACCCTGACCGGCAAGACGATCACCCTCGAGGTTGAATCAGCTGATTCAATCGCGGCGGTAAAGGCTAAGATTTCCGACAAGGAGGGAATCCCTCCAGATCAACAGCGTCTGATTTTTGCAGGCAAGCAGTTGGAGGATGACCGGACGCTCGCAGACTATAATGTGCAAAAAGAATCGACTTTGCATCTTGTGTTGAGATTGCGTGGAGGTCACTAGACCTCCTCGTTGGGCGGAGTCGAACTCTCGATCGACGGGTGATCCAGGGCGTCGTGACGCAGGCGGCCCCACAGGGTTCCTGGGCGGGGCCGCGCAATTTCAAACGTCCGCGGGCTCCCGCCCTCGACGGATGCTCTGGGCGTCATGAGGGACGCGGCGATGCTCGCGAGCGATCCTGGTTTTGGCAGGCGGCTAGGGGGCTTCAGTGCCAAAAAGTTCTCCAGACCTTTTTCAAGGGGATTTCCAGCTTCTATGGTCGAGTTGAACTCGGTGAAGCACTCGTTCAGGAACGCCACACCCTCTGTGACGCGCTGGGCCCGGTCGATGCTGAGCTCCTTGGAGATTTTCAGAGCGATCCGCTTCACGTGGATTGACGAGTTGAGAGCCTTTGTCATTTTTTCATTCAATTTCATGTACAGCTGAATCGAGCCGAGCACGCCCGTTCCAGCTGACAGCACGGCGTTGAGAATGCTCACCATATTTTGTTCGACAAACTGACCAAGTGAAATGGCGGTCAGTGCGTTGATGGACGATATGACGAGGATAGGGATATTGAAACGTGATGATAGTCCGTTGTAGTATGTAAACTCTTTCGAGTAGTGCTTTTGCATATAGTTGCACTGCTCTTCGAGCTTGCGCAGGAACGCCTCCTCCTTATCGTGCCACTCGTCTTCCTTCATACTTGGGGCTGAGAAATTAGCACGCACTCGACCTCAACCTCACCCGTGACGCACGGGAAGTTCACGAGGAAGCCCGACTCGAGGCCCGTGAGACGACCGTAATTACGCACCTGGTTTCTAAACTCATCCTTGAGTCGTGGGGTCGACTTGAGTTCGACGATCGTGTGTCCGCCCACGATCAGGTCGGCCCGGAGGTTCCCTACCGTATGGCCCTCGTAAATCACCGGAAGGATTTTTTCGGTCTCGTACTGGATACCGGCCATGCGGAGCTCCACCTCAAAGGCATTGTGGTAGACGCGCTCACTGTACCCCGGTCCCAACTTTTCAAAAATTTTTGTAGAAATATTTTTTAAAAATTCTTCCATCTGTCATGACGGCCGCCCAAGTCTCTAGCTGGAAAATTTCCGAGACTCTAGTAGATGGTGCCCGTGTGGAAGATCTATAGTTATTGGTCAAGCGCACTAGCGGCACTATGGCTCGTGGGTCTCTTGCCCTTCTCACCCTTGGCGTCGTGTGTTGCGACCCTCATAGGGAGTATATTTTTCGTGTTAGCCGAGGGTACACTTTTCCGACCTATCGGTATTTTCATAGTGGCGACCCATGTCGTTCCGGTCGTCCTCCTCCGGAAAACTAAATTTAATTTTTTTAAAAATTTTTTGATTTTCATAGTTTACAACTTGGCGCTGCTCGCAACCGGGACAAACTTCATGAAAGTCTATGAACAAGTTTTTCGGGAAAATCCTAGGACCATCCGTGAGTACCTGAGTCAGAGGGGGCTCATCTGAAAAAACACGTTGTGCGGACGTGGGGGGTCAGCCGGGACACGGACCCTTCACCAAACACAAACAATGGCCCTCTCTATCCTTAAGCGCCTCGAGGCCACGACCAGCCGCCTTGAGAAGGAGGACATCCTTGGCGAGCACGCCGACGACCCCGTTCTCAAGTCTGCTTTCCGCCTGGCTCTTGACCCGATCGTAAATTTTTACATTAAAAAGATTCCCGAAGCGTCCAAAGGCGCCGAACGTATTTCACTCGAGTGCGCTTTCCGTGAGCTCGAGACCAAGCTGTGCTCGCGTATGCTGCGCGGCCACGACGCCCGTGACCACGTGGCGTGGCTCATGGGCTGCATGACCCGCGACGACCAAGAGGTCCTCCGGCGCGTCATAGGCCGCAACCTCAAGTGCGGTGTGAGCGACGCGACCATAGAGAAGATCTGGCCGGACCTCAAGCTCTCGTACCCGTGCATGCTGGTCAGCCCTATGAACGAAAAAACAAAAATTAAATTTCCGTGCATTGCCCAGACCAAGATGGATGGCATGCGCTTCAACGCGATCTGTGAGAACGGCCAGGTTTCGTATCGCACGCGCGCGGGCAAGGAGCTCGACCTCTTTGGGGCCCTGGACGGTGAGGTGGCGGGTCTGGCAGCGAGGCGCGACTGCGTGCTGGACGGAGAGCTGCTCATGGTCGCCGGTCACGGGGACTTGTTCACGGACCGCAAGACGGGCAACGGCCTCCTGACCAAGTTCCAGAAGGGTACGGGCACCGCCGAGCTCGCCAAGCGGGTGCGTGCGGTCGTCTGGGACGTGATCCCTCTCGCGGATTTCCGCAAGGGTCGGTGCGACATGGGGTACGAAGAGCGCTTGAAGCTGCTCGGCGCCAAGGGCACCATGCATATCACCGTGGCGCGCTCGGACACCGTGGACTCTATCGAGCAGGCGCAGGAGATGTACCGGCACAAGTTGGATGACGGCGAGGAGGGTCTGGTCCTCAAGGACCCCAAGGGCCCGTGGGAGGATAAGCGCGTCAAGCACCAGGTCAAGATGAAGGCGGAGCTCGAGGCGGACCTGCGCGTCACGGGGGTCGTGCCGGGGACGGGCAAGTACAGGGGTAAGATTGGCTCGCTGATGGTCGAGTCGATGGATGGCGTCGTGAAGTCGGCGGTCGGCACGGGTCTGGATGACGACGAGCGGTCTTGGGACCCCAAGGAGTTCCTCGGTAAGATCGTAGCCGTCAAGTACAACGCGCTGATCGAGGACAAGAAGACGGGTCAGAAGTCCTTGTTCTTGCCCGTTTTTATAGAAACGAGGTCTGATAAGAGTGTGGCTGACGTCCTCTAGTTTCTTCGTGCGGACCGCGGTCTCATCTGGGACCGTGGTCTTCTAGGGACGACGACCGAGCGCGGCTTCTTCACGGACGGGCGCGTCGGCAACCCCACGACGAATGCATAGTTATATGCGTCACGCTTATTTTCAGCGCGGCATGGGGGTGCGTAATTGATCTGGGTTGCTCCCAGTGCCTTCATAATTTTACCTGAAACTGGAAGGTTCCCCGCCTTCACGAGACGTTCTATATTTTGCGAAACCTGCCAAAGAGGAATTTCTGACTGTCGTGAGGCGTTCACCGCCGTCTTGCGTAACCGAAAGCCTATCTTCTGGCCTCTATATTTTTCTTTAGTCTCTCCATAGTGTATATAGACGCCTCTATTAAAGTTGTTTCTACAAACAGGCTCTAGTTGGATATAGCCTTTGTCACCGACGCTCAGAGACGCGTAGGGACCTCTACCATTTTTCGGAGAGTTGAATCTATTTAGATTCATATTGGCGTTCATCAATTTATTAAGTGTATTGATGTACCTATTGAAGGTGGTTGAATCGTTGTAGTTGGCTACGCGGCTGGCTATTCTTTCGTTGTCGTAGTTGCGCCTGTTGCGTAGCCACCGCCGTATCCACTCTTTCCTATTCGTGCTGTTCTTCATAAAGTTGTTTCGCTCTTCAGAGTTGAGCTGGACTAGGAATTTTGATATCAAATTCTTCCTATTCGTTGCCAAGATCCCTATGGCCGTGTTCACGTTATTCATCTAAATTCACAATAGAAAATAAAAACTGAATATAGAGTAATGAACATAGGCGCGGGCCAGACGGGGTCCACATGTTGGTTCTTTTCGTCTCTTAACATATTTCTAACGTCCGATAACGGACTGAAGATCCTGTGGCAGAAGTTCAAGGAGGTTTACCCAACCCTGAAGGCCAGGGAGAAGGCTTATTTTAATTCAAATATCAACGCCCCGTGCCCATACAAGGGTTCCGTCAAGAAGACGAGTGCTATTTATTTCTGGAAATTTTTGAACCAATACATATGCGCCGTTGGGGGTCCGGGGCGCCTCATTCCCAAGTCGGGCCTGAACGCATATCTGACGAAGAATATCAAGTGGCGTGCGCATTCCACGCTAGAATCTAAAGGAACCGCCGGCGGCTTTCCATCGTGGGAACTCCCGGCCCTCCTTGGCCACCTGGGGTTCAGGGTCGGGCGTGATTTTAGAATGTTGAATGATGAGAGGTGGCGGTACAAGTTCAAGAATAACAGCTGGACAGCGCCTATCCTCATGTATAGCGGCGGTGGTCACACGTTCAGGATTCGGGACTTGATGCTGGAAAAAAGAGGGTACGACCTCACGGCTGCGATTGTGTACGTCAAACCCGCAGCGGAATCCAAGAAGATGCCCCATGTATGGGCGTGCACTATTCGCAATGACAAGGGGTACATATGCGATTCAAATTCCCCGACTATTCCGACAGAGTGTTCGTGGTGGGTGACAGCAAGCCTGGAGCGGTACTTTACGACGGTCGCAGAGCCTTATAGACCCGGACAGGCCGTGCTCATGGGGTTCGATGTCATCATGTACACGCGAAAGGAATTTACAAACAAAATTAATCCATATTGCGAGATGCCCGCCGTGTATCTGTCTTTAACAGCGAACAACCAGGAAAAGTTGCGCCAGTTTAATCAGTGGGGACCGGGTGCGGTGAATTTCTTGAAGACGGGGCGAGTGGGGAACGCCCACGCCCGGTACAGCCGTAGAGTTCTGGCAGAGGCCATTCGGCGTAATGTCAACCGCCCAGTAATGACGAGAGAGATATTAAACGATATTGTGAGTCGGGCTAGATCTTTCATGCATGGTGAAAATCTCGCAAGAACCGCAAAGTCCAATAATGGCCGACTTTATAGAATCAATACGAATGGACCCAACTACACTAATTTCAGAAAGAAATTGATAGCCAAGTTTCCTTACCCCGTCCCCAAGTCGACGTTCATGTACCTTTGGAGAAATTCAAAATCTAATACGGAATTTGAAAATAGGTTGAGAAGACATGCCGAAAGAGTTGGTTATGTCGTCAATGAGAATCAGCTCAAAAATATCCTCGCCCGGCGTGCAGCGACACGGGCGGGTGCGAAGCGCGTGCGGAACGCCGAGACCGAGCGCATGTACCTCGTGAACGGCAAGGATTGGTTCAATGGTAACGCGAATAATGTGACGAATAAAATAAACGCAAACAACTGGGTCCGTACGACGAATAATAACACGACGACCTATCTCGTGGGTTATACCAACTCTAACAACGTCAAGACGTTTAAGCGCAAGGTGCCTAATTTTAATAGCGCGAGGGCGGCGCGAGCGCGTCAGGGGTAAAAACACGTTCTGTGCCCGCGAGGGCCAGGCCCACCGCCAGCCAAACACCAAAAAAAAGACCCGGCCACCACACGATGTACATGCTCAAGTTCTCTCGCTACGACTGCCCCGGCTGTGACAAGAAGTGGTTCTTTGACGCGGTGGGAGAGATCGAGGCCTTCATAAAGGAAGCCTACCCCAAGTTTCCGGAAACTGAATGGCGACATGGTCATGAGTTTTACCCGAACGGTCTAAGCATCTACGAGTGTGTCGGGCGTAACCCGGTTCTGAAAATGATGTCGATGGTCGAATCGCACGATTTCGCCTATGAGATGTCCGAAAGCCTTTCTCCACAGGTTAACACTGTGGCCAAACTCATCTACGACCTGCAGGGAATTGTGGACGCCATGGAAGATGGCGGGTATCAATGGCCACTGGAGCAAATCACCCCACGGGTGGACAAAGAGGACCTGGTCACCACAGTTTTCAACCCAGTCAGGGTAGAGAGGATGGGCGGACCCGAGTGGCTGGAGTGCGTCTAAAAACACGTTCTGTGCACGTGGGAGCCGCGCCGGGTACCAGCCAATCATCCCAAAATGGCCACCACCGTCAAGTTTCTGAGCTTCCGCCCGTGCACCTTCGGCAACCTGCGCCCGACCCCTAACGTCACGGAGTGGGAGGCTATTCGCGCCTGCCTAGATGCGGACAAGACCCCGCGCCTCGAGCCCACCCCTGAAGCCCTCCAGGGCAAGGAGCTCAAGATTCTATCGAGTTACCGCAGCGCCCTCATGTGGCTTGAGGGTGGCCCCTTCATCACCCGCCACGATCCCAAGACGGAGGGGGGGCACGGATATGCAGGGTGGCCACCCGTGGGCATCAAGGAGGATGTGTTGCTCGGTGAGAACTGGGTCGCGGAGGTTGAGTTTGTGTAATTTCATGTTCTGTGCACGCCCATGACCCGTGCCCCGTCTCCCTCTGTACCCAAAATGTCTAACCGCCGCCACGTCCTCAATCTCATAAGCCACATCATGCACAAAATCAAGAACTCGGCCAGTCACGAACAGCGCTTTGCCCTACTTGACAATGTCCAATTATTAACAGACATTCTCAAGGAGGTTACTACATTTGAAACTAATTTACTAATGGAGTTGGATGTGGACTAAGAGAAAAAAGAATTTTAGGGAAAGGAGGTTATGTGTCCACCTGACTCGTGCCGACTCTCGGTCCGGTCACCCCATAAAACCCCCTGACCGAATGGACGACTGCCCTGTGTGCTGCCAGGCGCTCGAGTGGTGGCCCACGGCTACGACCTCGTGTGGTCACAAGTTCCATAAGGAGTGCCTGACTAAGTGGAGCGCAATGAAAAAAACATCGTGTCCCATGTGTCGGCACTCGCCCGTCGCCGTCAAGACGACGACGTGTTCACGCGCCACGTGTCAGATGCCGGCCCTGAAAGGGGGTGGGATGTGCTTGGACCACACGGTTCAGAAACACTTCAACATCATCCCGTGCGGGCCCATGACGGTGGGGTAGGGCCCTGTAAAAATTCGTGTCATTCTCACACCAGGTCCGGGTGGTCGGGTGTGAAGTCAAACATGACTCCCGACCAGGCGGCTAACGTGATTCAGAACGCCTGGCGCCTTTTCGACGACACACGCAAGGATCGGGCGCTCGACGAGTACAGAGCAGAGTTGTGGGACACATACTATCGCGAGTGTTGTACACCGGGGGCTTGGGAGTTTTATTGACCCGCTGTGTCACCAAAGAGAAAAAAGAATTTTAAAAACTTTTTTGAGATTCATGGGGCCCGCACGGCCCGCGTCGCGGGTCAAAGAGAAAAAGAATTTTAGAGATTCATAGAGGGCGGGGGCCGCATCACCGGCGGGGCTCCGTCCCTGCACCCGGCCGCCCGGGTGGGTCCCTCCCGCGCCGCCTCCAATGTCACGGGGTCGGGG